AGGAACGTCCTGACCCAGAGGCGGTCGTGGTGGTGCCCGCCGGGGATGATGCAGTGGGCGAGCTCGTGCAGCCAGACCTCCTCCCGGGGCACCGCCCAGGGACCGGCCGTGATCCGCCCGGCGGTCGGCAGGGTCACGGCGACGGGGAGCCGCGCGTCCGGCTCTCTCAGGTAGAAGACGTTGGATCGGTTCGGCGAGGCGTTGGCTCCGCCGGTCTGCGGGCTGTACTTGATCCTGAGCTCCACGAACTTCGGCCAGCGGCGCTGGAACCAGTCCGTCTCCATGGTGTCGCGGAGGTATGCAGCCGCGTCCTCCAGGTTCTCGAGCTTGCGTCCGCTCATCGGCAGACGCACCTCGGCCTCTGCGTCGTAGCACTTCTGCCGCATGCTGTCACGCTTCGGCCGCTTGCCCTTCCTCCACCAGCGGTGGGACGGGAGGGCGAAGACTCCGGGTCGATCCTCGAGCGTGTACTGGCGACGGCGCTCGTCCCGGATGCGGATGGTGATCTCCCGCTCGCTGACGACGGTGACGCCCTTCACGACTTCTTCTCCTTCATCATCTCCCAGCACTTCTCGACCGACTCCCAGTCCTCGTTCTGCTCGGCCCAGGCGAGCGCCTGGTTGAGCTCGTCCACGTTCCGCTTCTTGAGGCGGTCGACGAGGGTCTGGTAGGGAGGCATGCTCGGGTCGGATGCAGCGATCAGCAGCATCCGCATCAGGGCGAGGCCCCGCCGCGTCTTGCTGTTGAGCTGGATCTTCTTGGCGGCCGCGGGCTCGCTGCTCGCTGGGGCTACAGGGTTCTGCTCGGCTTCGCTCATGGGTCAGCTCCTTCGCCTCAAGTATGCCTCACAGCTCGCAGAAGGCAAGTGACTGCGAGGACTACTTGTCGTCGCGGAACCTCACCAGCTGGGGCATCCGGGGCAGATCCTTCTCGCCCACGCCCATGCAGCGGAACTCCACCCAGCGCCCGAGGAGTGAGTCCCTCTTGTCCCAGAGCTCCTTTCTCTTCGCGTGGGTCCAGCCGCGGCCCCAGCCGCAGTTGAACTCCCGGCCCTTCTCGTCGCGGAGCCGGAGGTTGCCGATGTTGTCGGCGAGACCGAAGTGCTCCGCTCGGTGGGTGCGCTTGGTGCGACCGAGCTCGTTGACGCCGCGCTCGATGTCGTCGCGGATCGCCCGCTGCTGCTCGAAGCCGATGACGACCGCGTCGTGGTTGTCGAACGGCTTCTGCTTGAAGATGATGTTCTCCTTCTCGGTGGCTCGCCCCTGCTTGTACTTCCCCCGCATGGAGCGGAGCATCACGCCCTCGAAGCCCGCCTCGAGAGCCTCGGCGTACATCGCCCGCACGTCGTCGGCGCAGGCCACCCGCCGCTGCTCAACGGTGCGGACGCGGGGGAACCGATCGAGCTTGAGCTGGTTGAGGAACGACACTCGGTCGAAGAACCCGGGCATCTCGCCGCGCTCCCACTCGTCGACCGTGAGCACGTCGAAGACGTGGAAGTGCACGTGGTCGGGGATCGGCTGGTCGGTCGAGCGGAGGAGCCCGCTCAGCTCGGAGAAGTCGATCTCGTCCGAGTAGAGCTCGCCGTCGAGCACCAGCTTGTTCGACACGAGGAACTGCATGAGCTCGCCCAGGTGGCTCCGCAGGTTGAGGTTCGGCTGCGGCTTCATCGACCGGGTGAGCATGTCGCCGGGTCGTACGAGCATGCGCAGGCCGTCGAACTTCAGGCTGGCGAGCATGGGGTACTGGAGATCCTCCGGCTTCGGGAGCTTGGAGGGTGCGAGCAGGACTGACTTCTCTGCCATGGGTCGTAACTCATTCCACAGTCGGGCGAACATGTCAACGTGGTTGTCGGTCAGGCCGTTCACCGGACGCCAGGCCCGTTCTCGTCGGCGGCCGCGAGCTTCGCGAGCCACTCGGCGTAGTCCTGGGGCATCTGGAGTGACACCGTCGGCTTGAAGGTGTCCTCCGGCCGCCACATCTGGAAGAGCACCTGGCCCTTCATGGACGTCGGCCGTATGGCGATGATCGGGCGGTCCTGCGGGATCGGCCGCATGAACGCGGGGTACGTCCAGCCGCCCTTCGAGTCGGCGGGGTTGTGAGGGTCGACGTCCAGGTTCGTCACGTCGAACCCAGCGGTGCCGCGGTACGGCTTCTCGGCGACGATCTCGGCGTGCCGCCAGGAGTCGGCGCGGTCGCCGCGCACCATGACCCGCTGACCGACCTTGTACCCGGTCGCGGCCCACTTCTCGCTGTCGGCACCGAGCACCGCGATGCGGGTGCTGTTCGAGCCGTCGTGCTCCACGAGCAGGCCCGCTTCGCGGAGCGCCGCGACAATCTCTCGCGAGTCGCCGCCCCAGGCGAGGTAGAACTTCTCTCCGTCCATCAGGTCCTGCCTGTCCTGGGCGTGGTAGAAGACGTACTTCTCCGTCCCCTGGGGCATCGCGGCGCAGCCGCAGCTCTGGCAGCACTTCCAGTTCTTCTTGGCGAAGTATCCCTTGGCGCGGAGCACCCGGAATGCCTCGCTGAGGCGGACGCGGACGGCTTCGAGATCGAACTTCATCGTAGTCATGGGTTGCTCCTGGCTCAATCATCGCTCACAGCGAACAGAAGGCAAGAGGCGGAGCGAACTTTCATCCGCTCCGACTCTCCCGGATCGACCCGTTCGGGCAGCATCCTCCGGGTGGAGATGGTTGAGAGGTCCGCCGATTGTCTCGACGAGGGGATCTACGTCCCGCTTCCCGCGGCACAGGTCGTTGGCCGTCCCGGGCGTTGGGCGATTCCCGGGGAACGGGAGGAGCGGCCGGTTGAGCCACCCCTCCCCAGCGAAGGACCGATCGGATCAGGCGGTGACCAGCGTCTTCCCGTTGATGAGGCTCAGGGCCTGCTTCCACGCCTTCTTCTTGCCGATGGCGGAGACGCCGAAGAGGTTCGAGTGCACGCGGTCGTCGCTCTCGTCGACCCCGCCGAAGCGGCCGCGCTCGTGGTCGGACCACTGCGAGTAGGCGTTGAAGGCGGCCCACGCGGTGCCGGTGATGCCCTTGATGTTCTGCTTCGCGTCGTCCATCAGGAGCATCCACTGGGCCAGCGTCTTCTTCTTGTGCTCGGCCCGGCGCTCCTGCTCCTCCTTGGGGAGGCTGTCGTGGATCACGCCGAACGTCTTGTCGTACACCGCCTCGAAGTAGGCGGAGATCTGCTCCTTGTTGAGGTTCAGGCGGACGAGCGATTGGCACTCGGTCTCGTACCGATCGGCTTCCTTCAGGACGATGCCCAGCGCGGCGCGGGCCTTCTCGATCTTGATGTCGACGTCACCAGTGTGCTGGAAGGACACGCCGCGGTGCAGGTCGCGCTCCGAGAAGCCGAGCGTGTTGGCGCACACGGGACGGATGCTGCTGCCGTAGGTGTTGAAGCGGGCGGAGCCGTCGTGGGCGTTGGAGCCGATGATGTAGAGCTCGAGGATGTCGTCGTTCACGACCTCGATCGTCTTCGGGAGCTTGACCGAGCAGAACACCCGGCGGCCGCCGCGGAGGGAGCCAGCGGTCTCGAGCTGGACCGCGGCGTCAGCGCCGCAGAGCTCGTCCATCCACTCGGCCAGTCGGCGGTTGCTGATGGGGCGGTAGCCGGAGCTGACCGTGCCCAGGAAGTCGCGGGTGTCCTTGCGGACGTGCATCTTGACGTCGTCAGCCGCGATCACGCCGCCCTCGGGGAGGACCGCCTGCATCGGGAGGAGCTCGGTCTCCCAGTCGAGGCCGATGCGCTGGAAGCCCTCCCACGCGCCGAGGCCCGGGGGCATCTCGACGCCCAGCCCGTGCCAGGCTCGCTCGCCGCGCGCCCGAACCTCGCCGAAGACGTCCTTGACAGTAATCTCATGAGCCATGATCGTGATCCTTTCGCTGTATAGGGCGACACAATCGTCGCCCTGTGCACGAACTATACAGCACGATCGCCCATGAGCAACCCTGCATGGTCAGAAGAGCCGAGGCTCGGTTGGAGGGGGTGGAGGAGCTCCCGGCCCCGTGACGGGCAGCCCGGCCCGCCTGGACCTCGCCACCATGTCGGCGGTCCCGCGGCCGCCGGGGAAGGCGACGACCGAATCGGGGCGGCCCTCCTCCAGCATGCGGCCGTTCCGGAGGGGACCGGCCGCCCTCCCGTCCCGCTCCCAGTCGGCCGGGAACGCGAGCGCCGGGACGCCCCTGCTCGCCGCCCACTGGGCCGCGAGCGCGTCGGCTCCTCTCGCAGCGCCGTGCACGAGGCACGTCACAGGAGTCTTCGAGTGAATGTCGTCCAGGATACTCTCGAGGAGAGCGACGTCGGAGAAGTCGCGACCTCCGCAGACGAGCAGGCGCATCAGAACGGCACCTCGTCCTTCTTCGGCTCGCCGTCCTCCGCCTTGCGCCACTGGTACGGGCCGCCGAACTTCCTGTCCCACCACTCGCGGCACTCCTCGAGAGAGGGGAACTTGTAGTAGTACGGGCGGTTGATCATCTTCTTCTGCCCGCCGGGCATCATGACCTCGACCGGGGAGCGACCCTGCGTCACCTTGAGCGCCTCGGGCGGGCAGAACTTCTTCAGCGCCTCCCCGAGCTTGGTGTTGTCGCCGCGGCGGGCGATGTTGAGCTGCCTGCAGTGCTCGAAGAAGTCCGTCTGGAGATCCTGGCAGGCGAGCTCTGGCCGCCAGTTGTCGTGCTCAACCAGCAGCTTCCCGTTCTGGAGCTTCTCGTACCACCACGCCTCCATGGGGTCCATGGAGAGGAGCTTCTGCTGCTGGAGGCCCGCCGTCTTCGGCACCTTCCGCACGTTGAAGCCCTTCAGGTCGTAGTTGAGCAGGAAGTACAGCAGCGCCTCGCGGCCACCCTTGTCCATCTGCTCCGTGATCTCCTGGAAGTAGGCGTGATCCTCCTTCCGGTCCTCGCTGATGTCGAGGACGAAGAACCGGCGGTCGTCGAAGCTCGTCGGCACCACCCAGTCCTCGTTCGAGGCCATCATCAGGTGGACGCAGTTGCCGCTCGCCTCCGCGTCGACGCCCTTCGCCTCGATCGTGATCAGCTCCTCGGTGATCAGCATCTTCAGGATCGACTCGTGCTTCTTGTCGCCAGCGTAGAACGCCTCCTCGCCCAGGAGTAGCACGCAGTCACGGAGGTGCGCGTTGAACGCCCCCACGAGGTGCTTCGGGTCGGTGACGGACATGTAGTGCCGACCGAACAGCGAGCCGAACATCTTCGCGACGTAGCTCTTGCCGGTGCCCATGCCGCCCCGCATGACGACGGCGGAGTACCCGGGGCTGGCGGGCTGCTGGACGCAGCGGGCCATCCAGCCGATGAGGTAGTCGTAGTGCTCCTTGACGCCGCGGCACAGGATGTGCTCGAGGTGGTTCAGGAACTTGCTGCAGTCTCCTGGCCGTGCCTCGCACGCGAACCCGCGCCAGAGGTTGTACGCGCCGGGCACTTCCTTCCCGGGAGCGAACACGAGCGTCTCGTACTGACGCCGCTGGTTGTTCTGGAGCCACCACTGCCCGACTGGCTTCGTGATCGGCACGCCCTTGTCGGTCTGCCCGATCTGGACCTGCTCGTGCATGTAGCCGTTGCGGAAGTCGTCGAACGACATCCGCGTGACCTTGTGGCGGCTGAGGATCGGATCCCAGACCTCCTCGATGATGCGGGTCTTCCCGGCCCAGTTGCGGATGACCGCGTGCTTCTCGTTGAGCTTCCGGAGCCAGGGGTCGACGGCCTCCTCCTTGGCCCGCTCGATCTGGCGGATGGCGTACTTCTCGGTGGCGCTCCCCTTGTCGAGGACCGAGGCGCTGATCCCGAACCGCGGGTCGGTGATCACGGCGTACATCGTGTCGTCGTCGAACCCGGCCCGAACCATCGCGCAGCAAGCGAACAGGAGCCACTCGCTCCTGCTGTTGCCGAACTTGTGCGGCTCGTCGGGGTCGAGTCCCTGGACGATGACGACGCGAGCCTTGCCGGGGAGCTTGTCCGCGCCGGGGACCGCGTCGATGTCGCCGTTGTACCGCTTGACGTTGCCGCTGACCTTCACCCGCTGGGCCACGCCCGAGGTGCTGGCGTCCCCGCCGCCGGGAGTCTGAACCTCCGGGGCCTTGGTGAACTGGCCGATCTCGTACACCCGGTCAGCGTGCCACTCGACCACCTCCGCCAGCGCCTCGACTCGACCCTTCGCCTTCTTCTTGGCGTCCGGCCGGTTGACCGTGCCCGGCAGCCGCATGATGCGGTCGATGTTGTGGCAGTGGTCGGCTCCGAAGAGCACCTCCATCTGGAGGTTCCACCGCTTGGCGTCCTCCGCCATCGGCTTGCTACCGTCGAGGACGACGGGCTCCTTCAGGAGCCAGAAGCCCTGGTAGCCGCCGCCGGAGAACACCACGAGCGACGGTGACGGCACCCCCTGCGGGAGGTTGCTCGTGAGCCGAGCCTTGATCCGCTCCTGCTCCTTCGTCCGGTCCTCGCCCTCGCGGGGGTCGAGGTCCACGTGCAGGCATACCATCCGCTGGATGTCGGTGGCTTCGGTCTTCTTCGACCGAGTCCCGTCAGCCCTCGCGAGGTACTCGGGGAAGCACGTGTTGACGCTGAAGTAGATGTTGCGGTGCGCACCCTGCTGCTCCAGCCACTTGCGCAGCTCGTCCTTCTGGTCGGCCCTGAACGCGCGGGTCTCGATCCCCGTCTTGTCCAGGCCGATGGCAGTGAGGAGCCACGGCCCTCCTGGGAGCCACCGCTCCAGGAAGGCCAGCGAGTCGGAGTAGTTGGGTGCAACGCTGCTCATCGAACGCGCCAGTGCTCCTGCAGGCGCTCAACAGGAGCCCTGCCGTCCTCCATCTGGCGGAGCCAGAGGCGGCAGCAGCCCACGTCCTTCGCCACCTGGGCCGTGGTCTTCCCCGAGCGGCGACGTGCGATGACGCACTTCTCCTGCGGGGTCAGCTGGCCCAGGCCCGGCGAGGGAGCGCCGCTCTCGCGGTCCTGCTCCCAGGCTCGGTACTGGTACACCGTAGTCTTCGCGCGCTTGGCCGCCTGGCCAACCGTCCAGCCTTCCCGGCGTCTCTGGATGAACAGCCGCTCTCCGGGAGTGAGCGAGCTCGTCGTCAGGGTCGTGTACTTCGCAGACATTCTATCAGCTCCGAATCGTTGAGACCGCTTGTCCATACCTTGATGGCGGCACGACGGAGGGTCTCTTCATCCGTCAGCCCCAGCACCTCCGCGGCGGTCCTGCCGTCGAACAGCAGGTACTCCCGTCCCACCTGGAGGAACAACCACGCTCCACCGCCAGCTATCCGCCGACGGGTGAGCCACACCCTCTGCTCCTGCACGAAGTGCGGCACCTTGACGATGCCGCCCCGCCTCGGCCAGTGGTCGAGGAACTTGTCCTCGATCCACCCCCAGACGAAGTTGATGTCGGGCGTCCCCGGGGAGGTGTCGCCGTTCTCGATCCGCACGGGGTCGAGGCGGGCTCCTCGGAGCGCCTTCAGGATCCTGGAGTTGGTCGCCTTCTCGGCCAACGTATTCCTCAGTGCAGGCACATCACGCAGCGGCACCACTCAGGGTGCCCGTCGACGAGCTCGGGACGCCCGAGCTCGCCCGCAACGACCGACCAGAGCCGCTCCCAGTGGTTGTGCGGCACCGTGTGGTACCGGAACCCCGCGAGCTGGAGCAGGTCGACCATGGTCTGGTCCTTCGCCTTGGCGGCCTCCTCGTCCTCCCAGCGACCCTCCTGGGCGAACGGCTTGTTGCCGCGGTCCAGGAGTATGTGGACGGCCGGGTGCCGCTTCTCCATCTCCTGGGCCGTCACGACCGACCTCTTCAGGTCGAGCTCGCACTCGGCGTAGGCGGCCTGGAGCAGCAGCGGTGAGTCGGTCACCACGACTGCTCCGGTCGCGAGCGCCTGGAGCTCCTCGTCGAGCTGAGCGCCGCAGGCGACGGGCTGGAGGAAGATCCTCTCGGGCGCGGGGCCGCGGAACGCGAGCCGCTTGATCCACTCCCGCGAGAGCTCCGCCTGCAGGCCAGCCGACTTGAGCCGCCACATCAGGAAGTGGGCCGCGGTCGACTTGCCGGAGCCGGGGCCTCCGTATAGGTTGATGCGCTTGATCATGGCTTGTGCGAGCTCGCGATCTCCGGGATGGTGAAGGCCGCGTGCCCGGTGAGCTGGTACTCGCTGAACTGGACGCCAGCCTCCAGGAAGTACTGGCGGGTCTTGGCGAGCATCGGTGCCCAGCGGGAGAGCATGTCGTCAGACGGGAGCGGAGCGACGCACCGCACGATGCCAGCCTGGATCATGTGGACCGCGCAGCGGTCGCACGACAGGCAGGGCCACGTGTAGAGCGTCGCACCCCGCAGGCTCTCCTTGGCGAAGAGAGCGGCGTTCATCTCGCAGTGGACGATGCGGCTGTACTTCTCCTCGCGGTTCGCGTAGAGCTCGGGGCTGTCCGGCATGCGCTGCGGGAACCCGTTGAAGCCGAGGGAGATGACCCTCCGGTCGGGGGCCACGATCACCGCGCCGCACTTGGTGCTCGGATCCTTGCTCCACCCGGCGACCACGGCCGCCATCTGGAGGAACCGCTGGTCCCACTTCACGCTGGCTTCTGACATAGCTCCTCCCACCGAGCGACGAGCGGGTCGTCGGGGTTGTAGTGCTTCTGCTGGACGAAGTGCTCGTGCAGCCCGCCGAAGCATAGCTCCTCGTCCATCTTGCGGTACTGCTGGTCGACCTGCTTCCAGAGCTCCATTGCCTCTGGGAGGAAGTACATGGACCTGACCTCCCCGTCCCACTTGCCTGTCACGATGACTGCCTGAGCTCCCTTCGGGATGTCTCGACGAGTCTCGTAGCAGCGGTGCGGCTTCCGCGTCTTGACGCGGCGCTCGCTGTAGAACTCTGGGGCGTTCTCGTTCATGGCTGCGTCTCGAGTATACCCTCTCGCTCCAGGAAGACAACGAGCTCGCGTGCCACCTCACCGGCAGGATATGCGACAGCCTCCTCGTCGAAGCCAAGTGCCTCCCTGTCCCAGTCGGTCTTCCTGGCTCGCTTCGCGTGGCAGAACCCGGCGTGCACCGCCTCGTGGCTGAGGACACGCATCGTCACGTTCTCGCGGGTGAGGCCGATCAGGCAGAAGTAGCGGCGGTCGAACTCGACGCGCTCCTTGATCTCCCGCCCCGGCCGCACGTCGTAGAACGACGTTGACATCGAGCTCACAGCGCCGAGGCACTTCCTCCCGACGGGGCGGCCGAGATCCTCCGCGAAGAACCGCTGGAGGTCGCGCGGGCGCTCGAACACGAGCACCTTCGCCCAGAGGGAGCCACCTCCCCTGACGCGGAACTCGCCCTGGGCGATCAGCCCCGGGGTGCTCGTGGGGTATCGCCTCTTCACCTTGGTGACTGCCTTGAACTTCACTTCATGCTCCCGCCCCAGGAGTCGCCGATCTCGACGTCGACCTTGCTGGGAACCGTCAGCTCGATGCAGTGCCGCATGACGTCGGCCCGCTTCTCCGCGTCCTCCGGGGTGGGGACGCTGTCGTCGATCTCGTCGTGGATCTGCAGCTGCGGGGTCCACCCTGCCTCGTCCAGCATGACCACGGCGAGCTTGGTCTGATCGGCGGAGCTGCCCTGGATCAGCCGGTTCAGCGCCTTGTGGGTCCAGTCGTAGGTGCCGTCGTCCTTCTTCGGGAAGTGGCAGTGGCGACCCATCAGGGTCTTGATGACGCCGTCCTTCTTCGCCTTCTCCTCGCAGAGGCGGGCGAGCATCCGCACGTAGGGCACCTTGCGGTCGAACTCCTCGAGGATGGCCTTCCCCTCTGGACCGGCGACCTCGATCATCTTGCCCAGACGCGGCGACATGACCCACTCGGTCGGTTTGCCGAGCTTGCGGCAGAGCTTGGCCCCGCCCATGCCGTAGCACAGCCCGAGGAAGATCTCCTTCGCGTGGCTGCGGATGGTCTTGTCAGGCTTCCAGTCGTCGCCAGCGCCCGCGATGATGCGGGCCATCTCGGTGTGGTTGTCGGTCTTGGGGTCGGTGCGGAACTTGTGGCCCATGACGTCTGCCACGGGCAGCTTGCAGAGCTCGGCGAAGTGAACTACCTGCCTGGGCTCCTGCTGGGAGTAGTCCATCGCGGCCCAAAGCATCCCCTCGTCGGGGATGTAGATGGACCGCCAGAACGGCCCGATCTCCGGGTCGCGGGCGGGCTGCTGCTGCAGGTTCGGGTCGGTCGAGCTCAGGCGGCCGTACCGAGCGCCGGTGTCGTCCTCGTCCTCGTCGTCCGAGCTCTTGCGGAGCTGGTTGAAGGTCGTGTGGATGCGGCCGTTGACCGCGTGCTCGCGGACGGAGGAGACGAACGTGTTGCGGAGCTTGTCCATCTTCCTGGCCCGGAGGAGCAGGGCTCCGACCGGGTGCTTGATGGACGCGAGGAGCTCCTTCGACACGCTGGGCTGGCCGGTCTTCGGCGTCGTGGGGCACTCGACCCCGATGTGGGTGAGAACCTTCGCGAGCGCCTGCGGCTTCGTCACATCCGTCAGGGCGAGCGTGATCCCGGTCTCGTGCTTCACCTTCAGCAGCGCGGTGTGCTGCTGCTCGATGGTCCACTTCTCGACCTCCGCGAGCTTGTCGAAGTCGACCCGCACGCCGCGGCGTCGCATCTTGACGAGCACGGGGAGGAGCCTCGTCTCCAGGTCGAAGATCTTCCAGAGGCCCGCCTCCTCGATCCGGCGCTCCTGGCGGCGGAGCACCTGGAGCGGCACCCGCGTGTCCTGCATCGCGTACTCGGCCGCGTACCGGCCGGGGAGGAGGTACAGCCCCTTCTTCGCGTCGACCCCGAAGGCCGTAGCCGCGTCGCGCAGGATCGTCTCGTTCTTCCCGGGCAGGCCGTACCGGGCCGCGATGGCGTCGGTGTTGTACTCGTCCTGGAGCTCGTCGATCAGCGGCTCGGCCACCTGGATGTCGCGGATGCCCTTGATGTTGGGCATCTCCACGCCGTTCTGCCAGAGGTAGTCCAGGTCGTACTGGAAGTTGGAGCCGACGACCCACCCCCGGAAGGCGCGGAACTGGTCCCGGATGTAGGCCCAGACGTGCGCCGGGTCGAGGTTGTCCTCGCTGTGGCCGATCGGGAGGTAGTGGCTCGGGCCGTCCTCGATGGTGAAGGCGATGCCCGCCACCTTGCCGTCGCGGCGGACGCCCGGCCCCAGCTTCTTCAGCTGCGGATCGCGGGTCTCGAGGTCGACGCACACCCGCTCCGCACCGGCCCAGGAGGGCAGCTGCGAGACGGGAGTCGGCTCCCACGAGCAGGATGGGCGGAACATGGGGAGCTGCATCTAATCGAGTCCAGAGGCTTTCGTCTCTGGACTCGTTCAATCACACGGTCTGGCGATTCTCGGCACCAGCCACGGACAGGCCCATCTGGGCGGCCGTGCCGATCACGATAGCCTCGGCGACCGCCGCGGGCATGAAATACCACTCGTTACGTGCATCCACGCGGAGCGGAGTCGAAGCAAGCATCTTGTGAACCTGCTGCTCCAGCGGACGTCCATCGCCGGGGAAGAGGCGGATCGCGAACACCTCCAGCTTGTTCGGGGTGTGGGTCTTGTACGAAGCGAGGCGATCCTCGATGTCCGTAGTGAAGCCCACCTTGGTGCGATCCCCCATCGAGATGACGTAGACGAACTCGAATCCGGTGCCCTCGACGTATCGCCCGGTGGGGCGGAAGCCGTTGTCCAGCAGGAGCTGCCTCAGGTGGTCAAGGCTGTCCAGTGACTGATCCCTTGCGATGAGCTGACGAGCCACCAGGAGCTCGATCTTCTTCTGAAGCGACAGTCGAGGATCCTCGCCCTCCGCGTCCTGGCTCTTCGACTCCCGCAGGAGTTTCATTGCCAACTCAGGAGTGCTGGCGTACTTGAACCCGACGGTGGTCGACACCCAGTTCAGGTACTGGGAATCGGTCGGGAGGCTGCCTCGGAGCCTCTTGTGCTCCTCGGGAAACCAGGGCATGATCTCGAGAGCCTCCTTGACCACCTCGACTCGGCTCCCCCGCTGACCCTCCGGGGTGAAGTAGATGGCCCGGCACAGAGTCTTGAAGAACGAGATGGCGATGCCATGCGTCTTCCCGGTCTGCGGGTTCAGGCGATTCGGATCGGTCAGCTTCGGACGGTTCGACAACTTACTCATGGCAGATCCTTTCTAGGATGTGACCGCTTTCTAGCGGTTGCCTGCGGCTTGGAACTCGACCGAACTCGCAAGCCGCCAGCGAGTCCAGCATACGTTCATCGCTTGTTGTCCCGATGCACGCGGCGGAACCCCCGCGCCCGCATCTCAGCCTCGACTAGCAGGAGGTATCGCCGGAGGTCGCGGACGTCGTCGATCACGCCCTCGCCGCGGTCGTCCGTCGCGATCCCCTTGAAGATGTCTCCGTTGATCTCGGGGCGAACCAGCCGATTGACCAGCCGGTCCCACTTCCGCTTGAGCATGGCGAAGGCGTTGCTGCCGCCGCCCTGCTTCCATGAAGGCCCGTAGCTCTTCGCAGCCACGTGCAACCCCTCAGCGTCTTCTGCTGCGATTGCGTCGAGGTACTCGAGGAACCGAGGCCCGCTGTCCACCGAGAGTGGAGATCGGTTGAAGGGATCGACGTATCGAGAGGCGAGCACCATTGCCCCGACGCGATCTCGGAACATACCGATCGCGACGTTGCACTGGAGGTGGATCATCCCTCGGAACTCGTTCGTCTTGTGGTCGTGGTCGATGTGCGAAGTCTCCTCACCGAACGGATCCCCGCAACAGTCGCAGATCGTCTTGGCGAGCTGTCGCTCTGCTTCCTGGGCGGTGAGGCCAAGAGCGAGGAGCTTGCGGAGACGCCTCTTGTAGTTGGTCGGTCCCCTATTCGCTGCTCGCTGCTTCGCGTTCCTTCGATCTCGCACCTCCGGCTTGCGGTAGTACGCGGCCCGCTTCTCGCGAACTTCAGGTCGCTGCACGTACTCCTTCGCCTTAGCGGGATTGTACTTCGTCATGTCAGGATCCTCGGCCGCGCCGCGAGCTCCAGCAGCACGTTGGTGAACGACTTCTCGGGGTCGGGCTTGACCTGGTGGGGATTGGCCACCACGAAGGTCGGGATGTCGGAGACGCGGATGTCGTGCTTCTCCCGCAGCTCGTCGATGCCAGCTCGGCCCAGGCGGGCGTGCAGCACGAACCGGATGGCGTGGAGCATGTACGCCATGCCCAGGTCGAAGTGTGAGCCGGAGCTCGCGGGATCCCACCAGGCGTGGATCTCGTCGCAGCCCATCATCGCGTCGAGGTGCTCCATGCAGATCCGCACACCGCCGTCGTCGTTCCGCTGGTCGACGTCGCGGGGAGGGTAGTGCACCTCGTACCCGCGGGCCTCGAGGCCAGCGACGTAGGCGTCCATCTCCGCTCGCACCTCGGGGGTGCAGCGGCGGACGGGGCAGATCAGGTAGACTCGGGGCTTCTGGTCGGGCACGGCTCACTCCTCCTGGGTCGCGGCCGCCTTGGCCCGCGCCTTCTCCTCCCGGCGGACGAGCCACTGGTCGCAGGCGAGCGCCCAGTCCTTCGCGTGGCAGTCCACCTGGACGATCTTCCGCGCGTTGTGGAACCGCGCCGGGTCGCTGCTGTCCTTGAACGCGAGCCACGACCGCAGCAGCGGCATCGCGACACGACGCATGAACTTCGTCTTGTACCCCATCGCCCGCTCGCCCTCGTCGAGGAACATCGCCAGGTCGCTGACGAAGTCGCCCCCCGTGCCGGAGGGGAACATCTCGAGCGGCTGGACGACGCCCTGCTCGTAGGGGTCGGACGCCTGGGCCTGGGTCGACGGGAACGCCCTGTCCGCGAGCGACATGAGGGGCTCGACCGTCTTCAGGTAGCCGTGCATGTTGCAGGAGATCTGCCAGTACCGGCCCACCGGGCACCCGATGGCGAGCGCCAGGAACTCCTGCAGCACGCTGAAGTGGACCGCGTTCGCCCCGAGCGCGCCCCAGACGATGTCGTTGGAGCGGTTGTAGACCGTCATGTTCAGCTCGCCGTCCGCACCCCGCTGGAAGCAGGCGCTCAGGTTGCAGGGCACGTCCTTGCTCGACGAGCCGAGATCCTCGTGCGGATCCCACATCCCGAGGACGACGCGCCGGTCGTCGGGGTTCTCCTTCAACCTCTGGGCGACGATCTCGAGCTGGTCGTAGCCGAAGTACCGACGCCAGCGGTGCCCGTAGGCCGCGTTGAAGGTCACGCCGTCGTCGCTGAACTGGCCGAAGGTGCTGTTGAACCGCACCGGGAAGGCCACGTCGTTGCGGCCGCCGAGCATCCACAGCGCCTCGAAGAAGTGGAAGAACGGGTTGCAGTCCCGCTCGGGCCAGTACATGACCCGCTCCTGCGGCCGCGTGTACTCCACGACGACCGGGTGCGGGAAGACCAGCACCGGCCCGTTGCGGCTCTCCCGGCGCACCCCGCTAGCGCGGAGCTGATACAGCATCTCGGGGAGTGCCTGGTGGACGTTGCGTGCTTTGATCGTCAGCATGTTGCGTTTCCTTCGCCTGAGTATAGCCGTCGGTCGACGGAGGGCAACTTGCCCGCTCCCTCTCCCATCGCCTCCTCGCATTCTCCGAGACCGTGACGAGCGTCAGGTGCCGCGGGTTGACGCAGCACCCGCGTCCGCAGGTGTGGTCGGGCGTCATGCCCGCCGGTATCTCCCCGACCCAGATCGCGTAGGCGACCCGGTGCGCCCAGTGGGCGCGGCCGTCCATCCAGAACTGGCCGTATCCTTTCTCCGAAACGTGCCCCCACCAGAACCAGCAGGCGTCGTTCCCCGGCATGGACAGGCGCGAGGTGAACCTCGCGACAACCTTGTCGTCGGTGACGGGCGGCAGGTACGCTGGCGGGCGCTGCGGCACGCTCAGCGGCTCCGGGACTTCCGCTGCTTGAACCGCTTGCGGTTCCGGAGCTGCTGGATGCGGGTGCGGGTCTTGCGGCCGTACTCGCTGGGGTCGGCGGTGAGGATGTCGGGCTTCTGGTGCCCGAGCATCGCTCGCATGAGGGACAGCGGGTTGTACCAGGATTCGTTCACGGCTTCTTCCTCCGGTCGTTGTGAGCGTGCACCCGCTCGAGGATCATCGGTCCGAGCCGGTGCCAGTCGACGACTGGACGCCCACCGGCCCGGGGCGAGTCGCGGAGGGGCACCCCCACCGCGGCGTCGTCGACGTACATGTGGGCGTAGCACTTCGGGGACGTGGTCCACGTGCGCTGACCCGGGTTCTCGTTGACGTGGTCGAACTCGACGCCGTGCTTCCGGCAGAACTCGACCGCGTTCGTCAGGGTGGGGCCGTCCTTCGACGAGTCCGACCGCATCGTCCAGAGGATGAGCTTGACCCCCCGCCGCTTCAGCTCGCGGAGCCAGTCGAACGCGCCGCACGCGGGCGCTCCGATGTCCGGGTAGCGGTGATCGACGATCGTGCCGTCGAAGTCGACGGCGATCGTCAGCCGGGAGTCGGAGTTGTCGAAGGCCGCGTCGAGCTCGGCCTTGCTCAGGTTGCTGGGGTGGTGCACCGGAACTTCTCCTTGGGCGGCTGGCCGTAGTCCCGGCACCGCACGTACTTCCAGGTCTCGCAGAGCCAGTGCTCGACCTCCCGCATCTCCCACTTCGGCCAGCACTTCGGCCACTGGGCCTCGCTCTGGCTGATGGCGAGGAGCTCCTTCATCAGAGCCAGCATCCGCAGCTGGTCCTTGGCGGAGGTGTAGCCATACGCCTCGGGTTCGCCCGCGACGACCCAGCCCAGCCCGCGGGCGCAGCCGGGTCCGGCCGCGGCCCAGGTCATGATGTCGGGGGCGTTGCGCAGGAGGCAGGTGTGGCGGAGGTCGCTGACGATCTCGTAGGACATGAACGAGCCGAGGTACGGGTACATCCGGAGGACGGTCCACATGCCCTCCAGGGTGGTCTCCGGCTCGACGTGGGTCGCGAGGTGCACGACGTCCTTGACGTAGGGCCGCATGCACCAGAGGATGCCCTCGAGCTTGTTCATGCCCGCGGGCGTCTTGATCATGTAGGCCCCGGTCACGAGGGGCTTGTGACCCTCCAGCGCCTTCCGGATCCCGTCCTCGCTGTACCCCTCGACCGTCATGAACTCGACGATCTTGTCGGCCGTGTCGATGCGGTTGAACCAGCGGAAGAGCGCCGTGGCCAGCATGACGTCCGGCCCCCGCAGCGAGAGCGGGCCGCGGATGTTCCGGCGGAACCACGCGGTTGTCTTGTCGTCCTCGCGGAAGACGTTGCAGAACCGCCACCGGCGGAAGATCTCGTCGTCCGTCCAGAGCTCGGGGCTGTGCGGCATCTTCTCTCGGAGGAGCTTGATCGAGTATCGCTCCCGAGCGATCCGGAAGAATAGGTTGACGTTGTCCTGGTTCAAGCGGCTCGCCCCTCCGTGAGGAGCTGGACCAGGCGCTGCACCGCACCCTCCCGGCTGCACCAGTGAGCGTCGACGCCCGCGGCCTGGAGCTTCGCCATCGTGCTCTGGGTGCCCTTGAACTTCGACTCGGTGTTCTTCGGGTTGACGTCGGGCAGCTTCTCCTCGCCCTTCTCGGCTCGCTTGAGCGCCCGCTTGCTGCCCTGACGCCGCTCGTTGACCGAGGCGATGCAGACGTCCAGCGGGGTGTTCAGGGCGATGACGTGGAGGTCGAGTCCCTCCCGGTGGAGAGCGAGCGTGCGCTCGGCGTCGGCCGAGTAGAGCAGGCCCTCGTACACCACGTCGTAGTTGCACTTGTGGGCGGCCCGGATGAGAGCGAAGCCCAAGTCGAACGACGGGATGGTGTCGCACCCGCCGCACGCCGTCTCGTAGTGGCCGATGACGACCACGTTCCGGCGGAAAGGCTCCGGCATCTCGAGGACGTAGCCCCAGGGCTGCTTGCGCTTCTTCAGCTCGCCCTTGTCGTTCCTGGGCAGGAGCGACTCGGGGATCTCCGACCAGAGCGGATCCCAGACCGAGCGGTCCCGGGCGAGCTTGAACAGCTCACGGATGAGGGTCGTCTTGCCGGAGCCAGATGTGCCGCGGATGTTCACAATCATGATTTAGTCTTCCGCATGTAGAACCGAGCGACAAGCAACACCTCTCGAGCTGTTGCATTGCTCTTGATGCGATTCGCCTTGTGACTTACGACAACGACGTTTCCTGGAACGTACCCTCTGCTCGGGACGATCCGATCCAGCGTAGGAGAGCCGTCGACGAACTTCTTGACGCCGTGCCTCAGCCGGATACCGAGCGCGGGGCACCGCTCAGGTATCTCGAGGTGTTCCAGCTTCAGTCTGAACGGTACCCCCTGCCTCTTGGCTCTCTTCTTCGCGTCTCGGAGCATGATCTGCTTCCTGACCTCCCGGGAGCGCATGTACTCGCGGCGACGCCTGATGTTCCTCGGAACCTTGCGATACTCGCGCATGTACTCGGCTTGGTTCACCAGCGGAGCTCCAGGTGCCAACCCTTCCCCTTGAGAGCCTCACCCTTCTGCTCGAACCCGTTCTTTGCATAGAACTGAAGTGCCTCAGCGTTGTCCTTGAGGCAACTCAGCTCGATGCACCTGTGCGGAGAAGTTGCGATCAGGTCGTCGAGGAGAGCCTGACCGATGCGGACGCCCGGCTTCGAGTCCCGGCGAGCCCACGTCTCGACGATGATGTAGTACAGCATCGTCTTCGGCTCCCGCTTCTTGTGGCGGACGCACGTGAAGCCGACGATGTCCCCGTCCATGTCGCCGCCGTCGACGACCGCGACCCGGATCCAGCCCTTCTCGTACGCGGCGTCGCCGCTGAACATGAAGTGCGTGAACCCCTGCCCGGCGCGGTGGCTGCGGGCGATCTGCGCGAGCCGGTCGTGGTCAGCCTTCGTGGCCGGGCGGATCTTGATCTTCTGGATGGGGCTGCTCATGCGATCTCCTTGGCGAGCCTGTCCGCCGCGTCGGCGTAGGCGATGATCCCGTTCTTGCCGCCACCGTTCAGCACCCACACGTCGGGCTTCACCTGAGCGAGGTAGCCGAAGTCGTGCCCGGCGACGAACGGTCGGTAGCCGACGAGGATCGACTTCACCTCCGGCTCGTAGCCCAGGAGGGCAACGGCCCTCGCCATCGTCCGGTCCATGAGCTCCTTGCTCCGCTTGGCGTAGGCATCCCGCGTCACGGCGACGGAGTCAGCGAAGTAGATCGTGTCCTCGTCGAGCTGGTACAGCTTGGCGTGGACGTAGGGCGAGGCCAGCGTGAGCGAGCTCCTCCCCTCGGGGAGGCGGCCGCGGAAGTGGATGCAGTGGCCGACCTTGACGTCAACCTTCAGGCCGGGGACGAGCTCGGCTCCGCGGTGGCCCGTGCACAGGACGACTGGACCCTCGTAGAACTTCTCGGCGGTACCAACCCCCGGGACTCCGGGCTTCACGGCGCTGGAGGTGAAGACGTCGGCCTGAACCACGGTGGTCACGACGTCCGGCTCCACCAGCAGGTGCCGCTGGGCGATGTGCCGCACCTTCATGGCGTCCGCGATGCCGCGGCTGAAGGGCTGGTCGATCTTCCCGGCGAAGAGCTCCTCGACGACGCGGATGCCGTTCGACGCCGCGGAGCTGCTGAACTTCTTCAGCCAGCTCCCGATGTACAGGTTGCTGCTGGCGCGGCTCGCGGAGTTGACGTCGCAGTCGTCGATGACCCGCACCTCGTGCCCGCGGGCGCGGAGGACGCGAGCGACCAGGGATCCGGCGATGCCTGCACCGACGACGTTGATGGTCTTCACCTGCGGATCTCCTTGCCGAGCTCGCGGATGAGCTGCCGCTCCCGCGCTTCCCTGATGGACTGGTCAACGATACCACTCCTCCAGGCGCTCGGGCTCTCGAGCGGGACTTCGGGACCGGCGGTCACCCGGGGGCTGCTCGGGGTTGCCGAGCAGCCACCCAGGGCCGCCGTCAGGAGGATTGGCAGGATCTTCTTCATCGGCGCTTGGGCATGTGCTGGAGGAACTCCCCGACCGCTGGGCACGTGTCGGCCCAGAGGGCGAGGCCGGAGTTGATCTCGTCGATGTCGTTCCACAGCGGGTACGACCCCGTCATGTGGCTCTTCCACTTGCAGAGGATCGTCTCGATCTCCTGCAGGCCGAGCGGGCGGTCGAAGAGGGGTGGAGCTCGGAAGCCGATCTTCTGCTTCACCGGCGGGTTGCCGACCACGTGCTCGCCGTTGAAGTGGTCGGCGAGATACCGCACGACCTGCTTGATGACCTGAGTTTCGTCCTTCGGCCTCGCACCCTCTGGGAGGTTCTGCTTCGTGCGCCAGAGCAGGAGAGCCGCCTCCCGCGGGGCTTCGAACATGAACACCTCGGCCTCGGTGAAGTCGACCTGCTTGCCGAGCACCCGCTCCAGCATGTCTCCGACCTTGAACGCGATCCAGGGGCCGAAGCTCCTGTGCTCGCGGATCTTCTCGGAGAGCTTGGAGAACGGGACGCTCGTTCCGGCGTCGACTCTCTGGAGGGCGACCACGAAGTCCTCGGGCTCCGGGTACTTCGCCTTCAGCTCCTTGACCGCGGTGTAGCCCTGGGCTCCGCGGAAGTGGCGGCGCTCGTGGCCGCGGGGCCAGCCCCCGTTCACGGCGTTCCCGCCCAGCGGGCACGGCTCCTCGACGCGGTTCGCGGCGGCCCGCTCCATCCAGTCCCAGAACTCCTCCCGCGGGCGGGACGCGATGTAGCACGCGGCCCCGGCGTGGTAGAAGCACCAGTAGGCGATGAGCCAGCGGTTCAGGCGAGCGAGATCCCAGCCGCCCTCGACGCACTTGAGGCGGCTGAGGGCGACGTAGATCGGGTCGAGGTCGAGGTTGTCGAGCAGGTGAGCGCCGAAGTCCTCGATGCTCAGCTTGTCATACTTGCGCGTTCCCACTGTTGCTCCTCTTCAGGTTCGGGCACGTCCGGGCGCTCTCGTAGCAGTAGAGCATCTCCGTGAGCTCCAGGACGTTCGTGTACTTGTAGCCCCTGTGCCAGGGCATCTTCCAGCCGAGGATCGTCCTCGTCCGGCAGTTGACTGTCTCCTTCCAGAGGCGGATCTCGAACCCACCGATCGTCACCTCCGCGCGGTCGTAGTCTCCGGTGTTGAGCTCGCGGTACAGATCCCGGATGCGGCTCCTGATGGCGATGTACTCTTCGGGGAACCTACCCATAGTGCTTCACCGTCACCTTGTCCGCCACGCGGTAGTACATCACCGCGAGCTGGTCGTAGTATACCGCAGTCATGTCAGCGATCTTGTCGATCTGCTCCTCGGAGCACGCGACCCTCACCGGGATCATGCGCTCCGAGAAGAGCTCCCCGCTGGGCGAGACCCACTGCCCCTTCGCGGGCTGCAGTATGGTCAGCCCACCAGCGATGGCCCTGACCTTCCCGTCCCAGACCCGGTGGTACCGGGTGCGGATCGGCTTGCCGTCCTTGCGGCGGACTGTCGGGACCAGGATCTCCCAGAGGTACTTCACTTCGGGTATTCCTTCACGCGCTCGCACCGCTCGGCCCGCTTCCGACGCTCGGCATGAGCCGTGGTCCAGGCGACGTCGGAGAGCCGCACCCAGTGGGTCGAGACGTCCTGCGTCCGCTCGCTGTCGATGTCAGCCATCTTCAGGCGACCGAACTGCAGGAAGCCCTCGTCGTTCCACCGCTTGGCGATCTCGAGCTCCTCCTTGTTCATGCGGTTGATCCGCACCTTGCCGCCGTTGTCCACGGCCTGGGTCTCGAGGAACAGGAGGAGCGACAGCTCTTGCCTCGTCACTTCCGCTCCTCCTTGGTGTAGGCTCGGATGACCCCGCCCTTCTCCTCGATGCCGTAGCCCAGGTAGCCGTGCAGGAGCTTGATGCCCTCGTACGCCTGGATGTCGTTCCACCCGCAGGCCGCCTTGATGTCCTCGAAGGAAGCGCCCTCGGGCCGACGGAGCATCTCGAGGACCGTCGCCCGCTTCGTCCCCTTGCGGTGCTCGCGGATGTCGCCGCGAGCGGGCCAGCTCATCTCCTTGCGGCTCCTGGGAGCGCCGGTGATGAAGAAGTGGTCCGGCGTCCGCTCCTCGACCCCGTGGCCGGAGTAGTCGTTGATCTGGCGGAGGCAGGAGCGGATCTGCTGTGGAACCCAACCCGTGAGCTGGCGCATCTCCGCCATCGTCACGCCCTGCTCCCGGCTGCCCAGAGTGATGATCTTGCCGCGGTTCGTGCTCGGCTTGTGGGTGCGGATGTCGCCGCGGGCCGGGAGGCGGATCAGCCCGTCCTCGGTCGCCGAGGGAGCTGAGACGATGCGGGCTGCCGGGGCGGGGGTCGCGCGGACGGGCTCCTGCGGCCGCAGGAGCGGCTTCGCCTTGAGCGGGGCGGGAGCCATGGTCGGCGTGATCGGCGTGGCCCGCTGGGGCTGCCGGGACTTCCAGAGCTCGAAGGCTCTGGTGGTCCGCTCGCGGCCGCTCTTGCTGTCCGCGAACCTCTTCGTGGTCGAGTCGCCGTTCGCGGCACGGAGCTCGTTGTGCACGAGGAGAAGTTGTGACCCGCTGAGGGTCGCGATGTCTTCGAGCCCGACCGGGCCGACGCTGCTGCTGAACTTCATGTCGAGATCCTCCTGAACTGGTCTGACTCGACAAGTATACCCGTCAGCGACAGGAAGGCAACACCGTCACTCGCAGTTTCTTGCGCCAGTCTTCGGATCGACGTGGCAGACCTCCACCGGCTTCTCCTCCTTCGCGTCCGCGGACTTGAGGATGCCCGCCCGGCGGCCCCCGACCTGGTAGGTCGTGATGCCCTTGCAGCCCCTGCGCCAAGCCTCCATGTAGATGTCCTGGAAGTCGGACCAGCGGGTGTCAGCCGGGACGTTGCAGGTCTTGGAGACCGCAGAGTCGACGTGCCGGGTCGCCGTTTCGAGGACGGCGAGGTGCTCGGCGACCGTCACGTCGGAGCACCGCTTGCCCCGCACCCCGAACTGGGCAACCCCGTAGTCGGGAATCACCTCGGTGATCATGCCGCCGGGCATGTTGATCTTCCGCTCGGTCTGGTACGCGAACACCGGCTCGATGGACGAGCTGACGTTGTCAGCCGAGAGGCTGATGGTCCCGGTCGGGGCGATCGACAGGAGGTGGCTATTGCGGATGCCGCGGCGACGGACGAGGTCACGAACCTCCTCGTCCATGGTCTTCATGAAGCCGCTCTGCAGGAACTTGTCGACATCGAGCAGCGGGAACGAGCCCTTCTCCTCCGCCAGCTCGGTGCTCGCGATGTAGCACCACCGGGCGATGAGGGAGAGGATCTGGTGCTGCATCTGCAGGAACTCGGTCGAGCCGTAGGGGTGGCCGAGCGCCTCGAGGGCGTTCGCGAGGCCCGTGACCCCGAGGCCCATCCGCCGCTTCGACTGGGCTTCCGCTTCCTGCTCGCGGAGCGGGTAACGGGTTCGGTCGACCACGTTGTCCATGGCGCGCACCACCGGGCGGATGTCGTCCCGGAGCTGGTTGAAGTCGAAGTACCGGGTGCCGTCGCTGCGAGTCGCGATGTACTTCACGAGGTTGAAGCTGCCCAGGAGGCAGGCACCGAAGGGCGGCAGGGGCTGCTCGCCGCACGGGTTCGTGGCCGCGATGCGCTCGCAGTACCACAGGTTGTTCATCCTGTTGATGGTGTCGATGAACAGAGCGCCGGGCTCGGCCCAGTCCCACGTCGACCGCATCATGAGCTCCCAGAGCTCACGGGCCTCGACGGTCTCGTACACCTTGCCGCCGAACCGGAGGTTGAACGGGCTGCCCTGCTGGACGCACTCCATGAACTCGTCGGTCAGGGCGACGGAGATGTTGAACCCCTTCACGTCGAGGAGCTTCTGCAGGCAGGAGTACCACTTCATCCACTCGGGGCTGCCCGGTTCGCAGGCATCCATGGCCTCCATCACGGGGGCGGCCTCAGCGGGAGGCTGCTTCATGCGGATGAAGTCTCGGATGTTCGGATGGTCGACCCGCATCACCCCCATCTGCGCACCGCGGCGGTGCCCGGCGCTGCTGATGCAGCGACCGTTCGCGTCGAAGATGCGGATGAACGGGATCGGGCCGCAGCTCGCCGACATGAGCTTGCGGATCAGCGCCTTCTCCGGCCGGAGAGTGCTGAAGTCGTATCCGATGCCGCCGCCCTTGCGCATCGTCGCGGCGGCCTGGTGCAGGCGAGCCATGATGCTCCCGGCACCCTCGACGAACGAGTCGTCGATCGTGCCGGACACGAAGCAGTTGTACGCGGTGACGTCCTTGGGCGAGCCGATGGCCGCCTGGACCCGCCCGCCCGCCATGAACCGCTGGTGCAGCAGGATGGGGGCGAGCCTGCCCAGGTGGTCGTTGTCGTCCGCAAGACCGACCGCAACCCGTCTCGTCCCTTCCTCGAAGCTCTCGCCAGGCAGGCGATACTTCTCAGCGTGAGTCTCTTGGGAGATGGGCAGGGTGGGGCCGTATGACATCGCGTCGATCCTCCGTCTTCTTTCGCTTGGGTGGGTGCGGACTGGATTGTAGCCGTCAGCGACGCTGGCGGACGATCGTCACGCGCTTCGCAGCGCGCGTGATCGCGGTGTACATCCAGTTCCTGGCGAGATTCTTCATGAACCAGCTCTCGTCGAAGATGAGAACGCTGTCCCACTGAGAACCTTGAGACTTGTGCACGGTCAGGGCGTAGCCGAAGTCGAAGCAGTCCCGCTCGCGGATGTGGTAGAACGGGGGCTTCTCCCCGAGGAAGTAGTGGGTGTGCGCAGTCGTCGTGATGGGCGAGCCACCGTCCTCGCTCTTGAGCGTGAGACCGATCTCGTCGGCGTCGATCTGCACCGCGTCCTGAGTCTCCCAGATGCCGCCGTTCAGGAGGCCGACCTCGTGGTTGTTGCGCAGGCACACGAGCCGGTCGCCGGGCACGGGCATCGGGGCCTCGCGGCCTCGGAGCCGCCGGATCTTCCGGTTGCAGCCCTTCCGCATCTCGTTCCTGCCGACCAGCATCTGGTCGTGGGCCAGGTAGAGCGACTCGTCGGCGCTCGCCAGCTCGATCACCCGGCTGTCTCCGTACTCGCCCACGGGGAGCCCGCGGCCCTCCCGCACGTCGGTGGCCAGCCGGAGGATCGGGTTGTCCTTCGCCTGCCTGTGGATCTCGGTCAGCAGGAAGTCGGGCTCCCGCTTCGTGAAGAACCCCTCGCCCCGCACGGGAGGGAGCTGGGCCGGGTCGCCCAGGACGAGCACCGGCACCTGGAAGCTGAGCAGGTCTTCGCCCATCTGCTCGTCGACCATCGAGCACTCGTCGATGATGACGAGCTTCGCGTTGCGCACCTCGCTCTCGAGGTTCAGGGCGAACAGCGGGCGCTCCAGCGACGAGCGCTCGGCGTCGACCTCCGCCTTCAGCTTGATGACCTGCGGGTGCCTGCTGACGGCCTCGGCGATTGCGGGGTTGCCGGGGTCGTCGGGGTAGCCGATCTTCTCCTCGGCGGTGAGCTGGTGTACCAGGTCGTCGAGCTGCTCCTGCAGCTCCTGGAGCCGCTGCCGCGACTTGTCCTTCGGCTTGTAGATGAGCCGGTGCAGCGTCGTGGCTCCGACGCAGCCCTTGCTCTGAAGCACGTAGGCCGCCTTGCCGGTGTAGGCCGCGAAGCAGACACCGCCGCCGACCCCGGAGGCGAACTCCTTCGCCAGCGTGGTCTTGCCGGTGCCCGCGTAGCCCGCGAGGTAGAACCAGGGCTTGTCGGGATTCTCGAGCCAGCGGGCCACTCGCCGCAGGGCTTCTTCCTGCTGAGGGGAGAACTGCATCTGACCTCCTGACCAAAGGGGGCCGGGGCGAGGCGCATGAACCTCGCCCCGGCGCAGAGCTACCAACTGTCAGGTGCAGGTCAGAAGGGGACTTCTTCGCCGGAGCCGGAGCCGCCGGACGCGCCGCCCTGCTTCTCGTAGTTGACCTTCGTCTCGCCCTTCTCGAAGGACTGCTTCAGGGCCGAGGCGTCGGTGAGGAGCTTGGCCGCATCGCCCGCGGGGTTGATGAGCGACTGCTGGATCGTGCCGAAGTACGGCTCGATCTTGAAGTTGTAGAACTTGCCCTTCGGGTTCTCCTCCAGCACCGTGGTGATGCGGAGGCGGTGGGCGAAGAGCGGCGGGCGACCCTGGAACGTGTACAGCCGCGTGGTGATGTTCTTGTAGACCTTCATCTTGGTCGAGGTGAAGGCGATCATGATCGGCTCGCCGGGCTCCTTCTGCTCGGGGTCGCGGAGGATGTAGCCCAGGACGTAGCGGGTCTCGATGAGGTCATTGCCCGCGGCCGTCTTGAGCTTGCCGAACTCGGCGTTCGCGGCCTTCGCCGCGGCCTGGGCCTTGGCGACGACCTCGCTGTCGATGGCGTGGCGAGCGACGAGGCCGCCGCCCTGGTTGCGGGGACGCCACTCCATGAAGCAGTGCTGGGTGCACACCGGCTGGAAGCAGACGCCCTCCTTCGGATCGAAGAGCTCGCGGGTGACGGTGTTGAAGAGCATGCCCGCCTCGGCACCCTGGACGCGGTCCTCACCGGGCTGGACCTCCGGGCTCATGGGCTGCAGGACAGCCAGGAACGGGATGGACAGGTCGTCGGTGGTGGTGTTCTCGAACCCCGACCCGGCCATCTGGCCGTAGTCGTAGGTCGCGAGCGCGCCGCCCGCCTTCTTGGTTTCGATCTCGCTGTTCTGCTTGGCCATGATCTCGATCCTTTCACGTTCGCCGGTTGTTTCAAGTCACCCGGACGTTAGACCCCGGGGCTTCCAACAGGTGCCCCGGCAACCTTCACAACGCTGGGGGAGGGAATCGAACCCCCGACCTCCGCAACCAGGGGCGGTGGCCCCTGGACAGCAGCGCTCTACCAACTGAGCTACCCCTGCAGATTAGTCCATCTTCGCGATGCGCCGACGGAACACCCCGAAGAGGTCGAGCGGGAGCTCGTTCCCCTTCGCCAGCATCTCCTTCACCCACGCCTTCAGGGTCGCGGGGTGCACCTTGCTGTCCTGCGAGACCCCGGCGAAGCGGCCCTGGAGCTCGTTCACGAGCTCGGCTGCCTGCTCCGACTGGTCCCGGTTGAACGCGACGGAGATCTCCCGCTTGATCAGCCCCGCGTGGCCGTTCTCCTCGAGCCACTTGTGAGCCAGGGGGCGACGCTCGGCGCTGATGCCAGCCTCGATCTCTTCCTTCACCTTGACCTTGATGCCGTCGGGCGTCTTGATCTCCTCGACGCCCATCTCGTCCATGAGCGTGGGGATCTTCGTCCAGGTCAGGTCGCGGAGCGCCTCCTGCTCGGCCTTCAGTCTGGCAGAGAGATCCTCGATGGCGGCTTCCTTCTCCTTGGCCTGATCGATCAGCGCTCGGAGCGCCGCCATGGCCTCTTCGGCCGGGCGGGCGGTGTCCTTGAACGCGGCGTATGGATTCGCTGACATTGGTTGCTCCTCTGTGCCCCTCATGATACCCCGCGGCCTTCCGCTAGGCAAGCCACTGCTTGACGCGATCCCCCGTGACCTGGCAGCTCACATCGAACTTCTCGAGGAGCGCCCTCACGATGTGCCGGTCGATCGTGCCCGCGCCGCAGACGTCGATGTACTCGGTCGAGAACTTCTGACCGATGCGGTGGTTGCGGTCCTCGAGCTGGAGCCGCACCGCCAGGTCGAAGGTGTGCTCCGCGATGATGGAGGTCTTGCAGGCGAGCGAGTCCTGGGCCTGATCGCCCAGGAGGGTGAGCCCCTCGCAGGCCGTCTGCTGGTTGGCCACGAAGAACTGGGCGTCGCCCTTGTTGAAGGCCGTGACCGCGCGGCCGCGGGCGTCCTCGTCGACAGCGCCGTCGTACCGCACCGCCCTCTCGCCCAGGGCGTCCATGAGCTTGTCGACTGTGCGGCGGAACTTCGTCCAGATGATGGCCTTGTGGGGAAGGTCTTCCGCGATCTCGAGCACGAGGTCCAGCCGCGGGTTGACCTTGCCGATGTCGACCGCTGGCTCGCCGTCGTCGGTCGCGACGAACCCGCTGGCGACCTGCTGGAGGCGGAGGAGCCGCGTCAGTGCGAGCGGGGCCGTCACGAGCTGGCCGCCCTCCAGCATGACCATGAAGTCGTCGCGAATGGCCCTGTACGCCTTCGCCTGAGTGTCGGTGAGGTCGAACTCGCGTCTGGTGTAGACCTTCGGCGGCAGGTCGAGGACGTCTTCCTTCAGCACCCGGGTGCCGATGGTGTCGACGATGCGGTTCAGGATGTCGAGGTTCTGGTAGCCGATGAGCTGATCGAACTCGACGAGCTTGCCCTGCTTGTTGCGCACCTGCGCCCTCTGGAACCGGCCGAAGAACGCCTTGTAGGTCGTCCACAGGCCGACGCCATGCTGATCCCAGAACTTCTCGTCCAGGAACTGCAGCTGAGGGAACAGGTCGAATGGGCCGTTCGGCACCGGGGTGCCGTTCAGGATCCGGCGGTACGGGGCGTAGCGACCGCTCTTGACGACGACCTTGGTGCGGTCGGCCTTCGGGTTCTTGATGCGGCGAGCCTCGTCGACGATGTACAGCACCTTCCGGGTGGACAGGAAGTCCCAGAGGAACTTCTTGCCGCCCCGCCAGACCGTGCGGCGGGAGCCCGTGTCTTTGTCCCGCTCCATGATCGGGTCGGTCACGACCGCGTCGAAGGACATGGCGAGCCAAGCCAGCCCCTGGTGCTTCAGGAGCTGGAGGCACTCGTCCTGGTGCCACTTCGCCGTCGCCTTGTCAGTCCTGTAGCAGAAGAGCCGGGACCGCCCAGAGACGTCTTCGGCCAGGTGGCGTGGGATCTCCTCCGTCACCCAGTTGCGGTGAACGCCGTTCGGGGCGACGATCACGACCGCGTCGATCTTGCCCTCGCGGAACAGCGAGGCGGCCGTGTTGATCGCGAGCCAGGTCTTGCCAGTCCCCTGCTCCCAGAAGATGGCGCGAGAATGCGCCCCTCGACTGGCCAGCCACTCTCGCAGCTGGTGCTCGAAGGGCGCTGTCTTGAACTGAGCTAGGTCGACCGTTGCGGCTTCCACGAGCTAACTATACCTCACCGCATGCCGGGAGGCAGCGGAGCGAAGCCGCTCGTCGGAGCCGTGTTCACGACGACGTCCTGGTCGAAGTCCTGACCCGCGACGCCGATCACCTGCACCCGGTAGACGATGTCACGAGGGATCAGCTCGATGTCGTAGAACTTGTCGTCCTCGTAGGACCGGCCGTTGAACCACTTCCGGCCACCGAGGGTGACGTGGTTCTCGGTGAGGTTCGTGATCATCCCGACCACCATGATCGGCTTCGCGGCCATGCCGCTGTCCTGGTGCGCGGAGAGGGCGATCGAGCGGCTCCACTCCGAGCTCTTGACCCACAGGGCGACGACGTCGCCGACCCCGGCCGCACGGGTGACTGGCTCCTCGACCGCGGCGACCGCCGGGACGGGATCGGTCTTCAGCACGGCCGCCATGGGCTGCCGACTGAGCTCGGTGCTGGAGACCGGGGGAGGCTGGACCTGCGAAGCGATACCAGCCCTGGGCTCCGGCGGCTGGTCGGCCTGACGACGGATCGTGTCGACGATCTGCCGACGGGTTTCCTCCGGCGGAGCTGCCTGCTGCTTGGCGATCTGGCTGACCTGCCCTGCGGCGAACAGCACGGGGGCGGCCACGAGAGCCGCGATGACGACGATGACCTTGTTCGGTACGTTGATCTGCACTGCTGATGCTCCTTCGTGAAAGTGGGTGCTCTACTGAGAGAGGGCAACTATACCGCACCCGCGGCTAGTCGCAATCGCCCTCGTCGAGGTATCGGTCAATGTTGTCGAGAACAGCCTCCTCCGCGAGCTCGTGGAGCTGAGAGGCGATGTCCTTCGGCGAGGTGAGGACCGTGCAGAGTCCGAGGTCAATCTCCCTCGCTGCCTCCACCGCGGCCGCCACCAGCTCCCGGTGGGACATGTCGAGGGTGACTTCCGAATCGGACTCCGGTGGATCGTGGTACGTCCCCGGCGAGTACGAGTACCAGCCCCCGACGCTGGCGTCGATCGGCAGCTCCTCGGTCGTGACCAGGCCGGTCGCCTCGTGGTGGAGCTCTACCTCTATCGTCAGCCCCTCGACCGTGCCCCGGATGGGTGTCTTCCTCGCCATGGGATCCTCCGCGCGACTCAGGCGCGACTTTGCGCGACTCAGGTTCGTCAGCTAGACTTCGGCTCAATCTTGCCTTATGAATCAGTGTTGGGCAAGCGTTCGGGTTGCAGATTCTCCCAGTTGCTTTCTGTTCGAGTCGCGCTGAGTCCACTATCTCCACCCGTCCGAAAGTCGCCCAGCGGAGGTCGCTGGGTCGGGGGCGACTCAGTGCTCGACTCGACTTCGTCAAAGAAGGGGGTAAGACCTAGGAGCTAGGATCGAGCAACCCGCTGGGCGGCTGAGTCGGCTGAGTCGCGACGGGCTTGCCTCCGACCAGAGGTGTGCTATGGTTCCTCCGCGGGGCCGATCCGGAATCGACTCGCTATGGAGATCGTGATGCAGCGTGCAGGGACGCCCGTTCCCCAACAGGGCAGCCAAGTAACTGGCAACACTGTTTCCCTCCGCAAGGCCGCCTGAGCCTGCCCGTCGCCCGGGACGCCGATACCGGGGCCGACGGCGACATCGGCGAGATCCCTCCGCTCCCCCGAGCTGGGAGGCTAACTTAGGTCGGGGAACTTCAGTATGGCCGCCGGTTGCCTGATCCGGCTACGCACGTAGACGCACTCGGTGAAGTAGCGAACACGGGGGTTCGAATCCCCCCGGCTCCATTGTCCGGCTGCGAGAGCGCAGCAGTTGTTGGCAGCCCCGGCTCTCGGCAGAGGTCCGGGTCTGTTTGCAGACCTTCCTCCCACATCCCGGATTCGCAGCCAGCGCCCAGGTGCTCGACGACAAGCGCCTCAACAAGCAGGGCCTGGAGTGCAAGCAGATACTCAACGTGCTCCTCGCTCCACCCGACGCGAAGATCGGGTGGGCGAACCACCCGGCCGTCCTCATGTGGCGACGGCACGAGCTCCAGCTCTGCCTCTACGCCATCGAGATGCGGAAAGAGTGGATCCGCCGCGGCAAGAACGACACCATGCTCCCGTGGTTCGAAGAGCTGCGGGAGAAGCTCGTCCTGGAGGGAAGATCTGCCTCGCTGCCGGAGTGGTGGGGGCGAGAGGATGTCCACGCCTCGCACCGCGCTCGGCTGAAGCAGAAGGATCCCGAGCACTACGCTCAGTTCGGCTGGGCTGAGGAACCGTGCGGTCCCGAGGGCTACGTGTGGCCGGTCAGAAAGGTGCCCACCCGTGGGCCGCGGCCCGCTCCGGCGTGAAGTCCTGGATCGGCATGCCCCCGTGGCATATGGCCGCGAACTTGCACCCGTTGTAGGCGTGGCATGCCTTAGAGCACGCTGGGTGGCCAGGAACATCCTGCCAGCCTTCGATGTCCTTCACGGCGTCCGAAGTGCGCAGGAGGGGGACGATCGTCTGAGCCCAGAAGGATCGCACCTCGTCTCGGCTGACTGAGACCGATGCGCTCTCGAGCCGAGGGTCGTCCTCGATGAACTGGTTGTGGCGGAGCTTCACCTCCGTTGCGGACGGAGCTCGCCACAGGGCGTAGCCTGCGTACAGCATCATCGGCACATCGGTACGGAGATCTTCCGGCTGCTTCAGCCAGCGGGCGCTGGAGGCAGTCTTGTGGTCAGTCACCTCGAGAGAATCCGGCGAGGGGTCGAGGCAGTCGATGCGGCCGCAGATCTCGTGCTCCCCGCTCCGGAGAGCGACGTCGATCTCGACCTCGAGACCCGGTCGAGGCTTGAGGGCCGTGGCCCCCGCCTCGAGGAGCCGGAGGGCGAGCTCTCGCTCCTGCCTGCTGAGGTGGTGGTCCCACCCGGCCGGTCTCGGGCGGCCCGCCAGCGAGGCGGCGCAGAGGGCGTGCAGGGCGTTCCCGAGGGCGAGCGGCTTGGTCTCGGGGAAGGGGAGCTTCCGCACGTACCTGAACCACCAGAGCCGGGGACACTGCTGCAGCCGGACGAGCTGCGAGGGGCTGGTCCGCACTCAGGCCCGCCACTTCCCGGCCCACACGGTCACGATCGCCCGCTTCCCGGAGGGGTACGTGACGATGTGCGAGTGCGACCAGGAGCTCGGGCCAGCGTTGTAGTCCTGGTCCAGGCTGCACGAAGCACCAGCGACGTACAGGCCGTCGTGGATCGACGCGCTGTGGCTGTGGGCGGTGTTCGCCTTGCGGCCCATCCGACTGAAGCTCTGCGCATTGCCGCGAGCCCCGTCTGGGCCGAGGTGGCCATGCATGCCGTTCTCGATCGAGTTGCGGCACGTCTTGAAGGACTCGTCGGTGCGGAGGAACTTCGTCCCTCGCGGGCAGTCAAGTTTCCGCATCACGTGTTCGACCAGGCAGAATCCGCGTTCTCGGCTCTCGAGGGCGCGGTACACGGCGAGCTGTGACTCCAGGAAGAACACAGCGTTCCGGGGGTCGGTGCGGTAGTCGTGCTCCCGGAGCCACCGCATCAGCCACCCGTCGTGGTTCGAGTCGACGACCACCGTCTGGCACCATGGGCGCTCGGCCTCCTTCAGGAACGCCGCGGCTTCCTTCAGCTCGGCGACGACGTCGTCCTGCCCAGCGAGGAACTTCTTGAACCGCACGTGCGGGTTGCCACGGTCGTGGTGGGTGAACGAGACTCCGTCCAGCAGGTCGTGGATGAACTGGAACTTCGGCCGGAGGGTGTCGAGCATCCCCTGCTCGCCCCAGGCGAGGGAGCGGACGGTCGGCTCCAGCTGAGCCACGTGGACGTCGCCCCAGGTGATCGCCTCGACCTGCTGACCCTCGATGCACTTACCTCCCTCGACCCGCACGTCCAGATCCTGGAACGAGCCGCGGTCGTCGGCGTTGAGCTGACGCACCCACCAGTGGCCGTCGCTGTCCACCTCGACGAGGAGGGCTCCGTACGAGTGTCGGTGCTCAGCCTTGAGGCCCGCCTTCTTCTGGATGTAGTTGCGCTGGGTGCACGTGCCGGTTGTGTAGTTGAACTTCGTGCCCTCGCCCTTCATGGTCGCGATGGACCGCATCGCGAACTTGGCGTGGGGGAAGATGCCGCTCCGGCGGCCGGTGTAAGTCTCGAAGCCCTCCAGCGGGTTCTCCGCAGTCGGCAGGATGTTCATCTCGCCGCAGAATACCAGCCCGGGAGCGAGCACGGTGCGCCGGTCGCAGACGAAGTCCTCGATCCGCTCGTCGTACCAGAGCTCCTTGTCGTGGTCGGCGGTGCCACGCTTGACGGCGAGCTTGCCGTAGGCAGTCTTGTTGTACGTGTAGGTGCTGACGAGGATCTCGGCGTTGACGTGCTCGGCGAAGGCCAGCAGGTTGTCCCACAGGTGCCCGTGCAGCCGCGTGTTGTTCTGGGCGGACGTGAGCAGGTATCGCTTGACCTTGCCCTTCTTCGGCAGGTCGAGCACCTCCTCGTCGAGGGCTCGCACCTGACCCGACGCGAGGGGCTTGTCCATGCCCAGCTTGGCGCGATGGTACGCGACGGTCGACCTGTTGATACCCAGCTCCCTGGAGACGGCGCTTACGTTCCCGCCGTGCTTCTCCAGGGACAGACGAACCTTGTCGCGCATCTCCATGTGGGCTCCTCTACGGCGAGAACATCGTCTTCAGGCCGATCCAGATCGCGGCCGCCAGCCCCGTGACCAGGATGCCGATCATCGTGATGAGAGTCTTCTTCCGAACCTCCTGCATGGCCTGACGCCACTCCCGGAGGGACTGGAAGTCCTTCTGCAGCTCGATGGGATTCTTGTGGTCGAGTCCGATGGAGGTGAGGGTCTCGTTCACGGTCCTCTTCACGAGGGCCTCGAGCTCCTCTCGGCTCAGCACAACCTGTTCCTGCGGGTTTCGGTCGGGCATGGGCGGGATCCTCCGGCTCGTGAACTATAGCCCAGGGAGAGCCGCTGCGCCAATCAGTACGTGAAGACGCCGTAGGCCACGCTGGTGCCGCCGAAGGTGAGCTCGACGAAGGTCTCCGAGGTGTTCGAGCCGGTCTGGGTGTGCCGGATCACGATGCCGTCACCAGCAGTCGCAGCGAAAGTGCCGGTGGTCAGGCCTGCGGCGATGACGGTGTTGAACGCGCCGCCGTTGATGGAGACCTGGACGTTCCCTGTACTGAGGGCGGTGCCGATGTTCAGCGTGTGGGTGCCGGTGCTCGCAGCCGTGTAGGACGAGGATGACACGCCGTTCGCTCGGACGCCGAAGTTGAAGTCGCCGGAGATCAGGGAGGACTGGACGTTGAAGTCCCACCGCGGGTTCTGGATCGCGCTGCGGAGCACGCTGTCCTTGGTGTGCCGCGTCAGCACCGTCATGCGGAGGCGAGAAGGTAGGGATCCAGCGTGGCGGAGGATCCTCGTCCGGCTGATCTCGATCGGGACGGTGCTCTGGTAGCCGGTCGTGAAGAGCAGGGTGTTCGTGCCGTTCGGGTCGTTGCGCACCTCGACGGCGTACTCAGTCGTGTTCGCGGAGGGGAAGTCCGGGGGAAGGTTGGTCTCGTCGACGACGGCCTTCGCCTCGTCGCCGTTGCGGAAGTCTCGGCGGACGAAGCTGACAGCGATGCCGCGGTCGTCCAGCCCCGTCCCCGGGCCGCCGCTGCCCGAGCTGTCGAGGTCGACGTTCCCGGTCGGGTAGAGCGTGGTGTTGAACCGGAGCGCCACGGGAGGGTAGGGGCAGTCAGCGCGGTTCGACATCGTGACGTTGATCGCGGTCGCCGAACCCTCGGGGAGCGACTGAGTGGCGCTGCGGGGGAGGAGCTTGACGTTCACGAGGGTGCCCGGCGAGAACACCCGCTCGGTGAGGTTGCCCAAGAGAATCCACACGCGAGCGTTGGCGGAGTGCGCGGCCGGAGCCGAGTCCAGGAGGCCGCGGTAGCCGGAGCTCAGCTGGAGCTGGCCGCCTCCCGTCGTTGCGGTGCGGAAGGCGAAGAACTCGTTGTCGATGAGCACGAGGTTCGCCAGCCGCGTGCCGACGTCCTCTGCGGTCACGCTCGGGGTCATTGCGGCGATGAGGAGCGACAGCGAGTCGAGGTCGGCGTCGACGTTGAACGAGATCGAGCCCTGGTTTCCCGATTCGTCGATGCCGGAGGCGAGCTCGCCCGCCACGAGGAAGCCCGCGATGTCGCCAGCGTCGGTGTACGAGCCGGAGTTGGGGCGCGTGGCGATGTCCATGAGCGTGGCGGCGTCGTTCTGGAAGCGAGCGCCAGCCCAGATGCGGTTGACGACCTCGGGCTGGTCCTCGTCCAGGATGCAGAACTTCCGCGGGGCCTCGATGACGACGGAGTCGGCGGTCGGGATCGCGACGACGGTCTGGGGCGGGGGCGTCCAGTTCGTGGCACCCGGAGCCTGGAAGACGCCCTCGTCGAAGACGAAGATGTCCTCGACAACGGAGATGGAGATCTGTCCGTCGTTGAACTTTCCGAGGTCGATCTTCGTGATCCGCACCGGGAGGTCTGTGATCCCGAGGTCGGGATCGGTCCAGCGGAGGACGTCCCCGATGTTCTTCGCGTGGAGGGTGCGGTCCACGACGAGCTCGGCCCGCGCGATGGGGGAGCTGAGGAGCCGGAGGTCACGCCAGGCGAGCGTGTTGGCGCACGCGGCGTCCTTGACGCCGGGGTAGATCTTCTCGACGGACACCATCTTGTTGCCCTGGAGCCGGACGTTCGCCATGTCCTGAGCTCCCGCGTAGGTCTCCTTGTAGTCGAGCGCTCGGTTGTTCAGCTTGACGAGCACGTTGTTCGTGGTGTCGTCCCACGTTCCGCGGCTGAACGACCGCACCTCGATGATGTTGCTCGCGTTGATCGCCGTCAGGCTGGGCACCGAGTAGCCGCCGCGGGCGAGGTTGCACTTCCACTTCCCGGTCGAGCGGTCGAGGTAGATGACGCCATCGATCTGTCGCTCGATCTCGCGGAGCAGCTCGGCCGCCTCGATCTCGCTGTCCAGCACGAAGCTGAACCCGTTTCCCTCGGTTCGGAGCGTGTTCGCAGCGGTGGTGAAGTTGGCGGTGTCGATGTCCGAGGCTGGCAGTCCGAGACCCCACTCCGTGTTCGTGAGGATCTCGTAGATGACGTTCATCGGGTTCGCGTCGTTGCCGCCGTTGACGCTGGGCGTGCCCAGCCCGAGGCCGTTGGGGATGCGGCGGAGCTCGAATGCCCACGGGCCGATGCTGGTGGAGTTGCCGAGCCAGCCCTGCTCCCAGAGCATGTAGCAGGTGCCACGGTAAGTGGGGGTGACGCCTCCGACCGACTGGTGGTTCGTGAGGTAGGCGGGCGCGTTCTGCGTCATGCTGCCCGAGAAGAACCGGAGCGTGCCGACGATGCCGCCCTGTCCGAGATCCTCGCCGCCGAGGAACTCGGGCTCGTTGATGTCGATCGCGGTTCCGTCCGCCGTCACGTTGCCGGTCCAGAGGATGTCGTCACCGACCCAGATGCGGAGCAGGGCACCGACCGGGGAGGATCCACCGCGGCACACTGCCATCTGCATGCCGACGTAGTACTTGTAGCCCTTGGTGACGCGAGTGCTGGAGAAGAGGCCGGTCTTGACCTTCTCGGTGATGGCCTGCTGCCTGAGGTCTCCGTACCACACGACGTTAGGCCCCTCGACCTTGACCGTTCCCCAGATGAGCGACACGGGGCGGCCCTCGGTCGCGGTCGGGAACTTGAAGTCTCCGAGGCCAGCCGGGCGAGCGTTCTCGATCTTCGGCTTCGGCTTCAGGATCTCGCTGAGGACCAGGAAGACGACGAACAGGATCAGCGTCTCGATGAACGCCTTCTGAGGCTCCGGCGCTCGGAGCTCCTCCCTGGAGGACGCCATCGGCACCTGCAGCTCCAGCGGGCCGAGATCGATGTGCGGCCGCACGACGGCCGGGCCGAACATGACGAGCAGCAGGATGGCGAGGGCGGCGAGCCGCCTGATTCGAAGCATCACTTCAGCCCCGTGGAGAAGATGTTCCGCAGCGGCACCCAGGCGAACCCGCCGAAGTTGGCCACGTTGTTGAACTTGGACGAGCAGGTGTTGATGCTGTGGTCGCACCCAGCGAACACCTCGACGGTGAGCCCGAGCGGAGAGCTCGGGAACGGCTTGAGCACCCGCACGGTGTCGCCGGTATGCTCGATGACCAGCCGGAAGTCCCCGGAGGGGAGGGCGATGTAGCCACCGTTGGCCCACCCGGTGCCCTTCGCGGCCAGGCCCTGCACCGTGATCGTGTCTCCGGCGACTCCCGTTACCTCCTCCTGGTGACGGAAGAGCGACTGGGCAACTGTGCAGCCCTGGTCGTACAGCACGTGGTTGCAGACGGCGCTGTACTTGAACCGAGGGATCGCGTTCGCCAGCTCGGCGGTGAGCGGCACGACAGCGATGTTCGCTCGCACGCCGTTCTGATCGAACCCGACCGTGCGGACGGTGCCCTTCCAGAGCTCGATCACTTCGTTCGCTCCGTCGTTCCGATGCACGCGACGAATGGTGAGGGTGGCTCGCTGACCGGGGACGGAGTTGATGTACTTGCGAACCAGCGGCTCAGTGGCGGGCACGTTGATCTGCAGGGTCTCGGCCCGCTGCTCGGCGCTGAAGTTCAGGTTCTGCCGCTCGACCTCGAAGGGCTGATACGTCAGGCTGTTGTACGTGACCGCGTTCGGGTTGCTGGTGTAGAGGTACGACTCGGTGCCGATGCGGAAGTCGAACAGCTCGATGGGCTGTCCGCTCTCGACCGAGATTTCCTGCGTGTTGTAGGCCATCTGCTACTCCAGCACGCCCCTGACCGGGAAGCCAATGTTAGCCTCACCGTTCGCCGAGCGGTGCTCGATCACGATCTCGTCGCTGTCGATGCGAACCTTCTCGAGGAACTCGATGCGGGCCACGTCCGCCGGAGCGATGTTCTGGGCGATGACCGAGCTGAGCGTGAGCTGCTCGGTGTTCGCGTCCACCTCGGAAGAGGCCGTCACGGTCCTCGTGAAGATGGTGCCGTCGTTCAGGATGATCCGGATGTCCACCTTCGGCGTGCGCTGCTTCGCGTAGCGGGAGTACCCCACGTTCACGATGGCCAGGGCGGAGCTCCCCGAGAGGTACAGGCTGGCGAGCGTGATGTCCTTCGTGAAGGTCGGGAGGTAGAAGCTGACCTGACGTCCCCGCAGGGCGTGGAGCAGCTTGCGGATCGCCCAGAGGCGGCTGCGGGTGGTGCTGACGAAGGTCTTCGCGGAGCTGTGGCGAGCTCGGTTCCAGGTGCTGACCTGCGAGAACTTGCCGCCACCGGAGCCATCGAAGACCGTGAGCTCCCGCTCGATCAGTCCATCCAGGGTGCCGGTGATCGCGTTCGCGTCGCTGAGCAGGATCTTGCTGTTGTACGTCGGCCAGCCGGTCAGGTCGCTCAGGTCGACGTCGTTGTCAAGCACCCGCATGGTCAGGTCGAAGTCGCAGAGGTTGACGGCGTACTTGCTCTCCTTCGCGGGCTGGCTCGTGATTGCGGTTCGGAGCGGCATCACGCGGATGCCCGCGGCAGCAGAGTAGTCCTGCGTGACCGGGGTGTTGAACGAGATCGAGGTCGGCCCCACAGCCGTGACCTCCAGGGCGTCGAACTTCGTCTCGCTCTCGTAGATGATGGCGAGGCCGCCGACTCGGAAGTCGGAGAGCGTCGTGTCCTGCACGTTGATGCTCGTCGCCCCGGCGGTGACGTCGCCAGTGAGCAGGGTCGGCTCGTGCCACATCGGGAGGCCGAACACGCGGCTCTGCCAGTCGAAGAGCAGGAAGTCGACGCGCTGCCGCTCAACCCCATCCTCGCGGCGGAGCTTCATGTCAAACACCTGCCGAGGTGCCTTCCGGAGCGAAACTCGCTGCTCGGTGCCGTCCTTGTGGATGAAGACGTCGGTCAGGAACTGGAGCCGCTCGATGAGCGGGGTCTCCGGCTCGAAGGGGAACATGACGATTCGCGTGCCCTGGATCGGGATCTGGAGAAGATACGGCTCGTCGGTATCGAAGTCCAGGGTGGTGTTGATCGTCGGAGCGCCGTCGGGCGTGACCTGGAGGGTCAGCAGGAGGGACTCCTGCGGGGGGATCGTGAACGGCAGGGTGGGCAGGTCAGTGATGCTGGTGCCGACGCCAGCGTTGTTGATGAACGCCTGGAGGTCGTGCGGCTCGTAGAGGAAGGCGTTGTAGATGTCGATCTGCTGAGTGACCGTCGTCAGGATGTTCCCGAGGACGATCGACCGCGGGAGGATGTGGATGATGTCGAACCAGACATCGCCGATGTCCTCGGTCACGTAGCAGGGGTGGGCATCAACCGGAGGGCCGGGAGTCGGGGAGCCGTCGAACAGGCTCGCCGACTCGTCCGGGTTGTCGAGAGCGTTGAGCGTAACCGCCGGGACCGCGTTCTCCATCCGCACGAGCGGCCCGGCCATGTTGCCACTCTGGGCGATTCGCAGCCCAGTGAGGACATCGCTGACGTAGGCCGGGAAGGACGACATGCGTTACACCACCTTGCGGTACACCACCCCAGCGTTCTTGCTCTCCTCGACGCTGCTCGAGGTGTTCTGCTTGCGGATGACCGGGAACACCATGTAGGTGTCGCCACCGATCGTGAACTCCTGCCCAGGGGCGAGGTTCGCCATCTGAATGTGGAACACGTCAGGGACGAAGCCGAGCAGCATGTACGTGTCCGGGGCGGGAGCCGTGTCCCGCCAGAAGATCGGGATCTTGATCAGTGGGAGGAAGCCGTTGAGGAGGCTCGCCCGGAAGAATCCGTACCGCGTCAGCCAGGGGTTGCACCCGAGGAAACCACCCGGGCAAGCGATGCGGGCGTTGCCAGCGCGGTCGTTGCCGAGGTTCGACGTCTGCAGCGTGAGCAGCATCCACTTCATGCTCCCCGTCTGGTTGGGCATGCCTTCGACGCGGATGCAGCTGGAGTTGGTCGCGTCGGTCGTCGTCGTGCCGCTGTTGCAGCCGGACCAGAGGATGTTGTGGGTGCTGGTGTTCACGAGGCCGGGGTTCGCCCCGATCGCCATGGCGGCCGCGTACTGCCCGCCGGTCCACGTGCCGACCTTGTTGATCGTGCCGAACGAGAAGTGGCGGTACAGGCCGGGCGAGTACTCGAGGACGACGTGGATGTACTTCGTGGTGCCGTCGGTGAAGAAGTGGTAGGCGGTGTAGGGACCGTTGCCCACGGTGATCCGCCGACCGGAGCTCACGGTCGAGTTGTAGGGAGCCGAGGCATCGAGGAGCCCGCAGCCGTCGTCGCCAGTGTGGTTGCCCGGGGCGACGCCGGTTCCGCTGAAGGCGGTCGACTGGAACATGGCGATGCCGGTCGAGTTGTCCCAGCGGAACTGCACGAAGACCGAGCCGTTGTTGAGCGCCATCCAGTCGTTCGTCGTGGACATGATGTCCACGGTCCAGCCGTTCGCGGCTGCGAACGTCTGGAGCACGTTCATCAGGTCTTCCTGGCTCGATGCTGTGCCGGTCTGGTACGCCATGCTTTAGTCCTCCCGCAGAGCCCACAGTGCCCAGTTGTCGGCGCGGATGCCGTTCTGGAAGGCGGTGTAGCGAACTCCGCTGTCCGTGAAACGGTTCTCCGCCACGACGGTGCCCGCGGTGTCGAACCAGAAGGCCCCGTCGATCTCCCCGAGGACGCCCTGCGGTGTCGCGCCGTTCGACCAGATCAGCGTCGCCTGGACGGTGATGATGAGGTCACCCCCGCTGTTAGTAGTCCGCAGGAGACGATTCGACACAGTGCCGGGGTCTCCGCTGACGGGGATGTACTGATCCCAGGTGTTGGTCGAGGTGTTGTACCAGTCGTCGCCAGACCCGAAGGTGATGCCGGTCAGGCGACCCGCGGGCGAGATCACGACTCCCTGGGTTGCGGCGCTTCGGGGGCTGCCGTTCGTCGAGTTGTAGACATCTGCCCACGTGCCGGAGGCGAGCCGGACGAGGCCGGGACCGACGTCAGCCGTGGAGTCTCGCACGGGGTCGATGATCCCCGAGGAGGAGATGATCGTGGTGCCGGGCGTGCGGAACCGCTCGCTGGTCGTGCCGCAGATGAACAGCGGGTAGGGCCACTCGCCGCCGGTCGCGAACGGGTTCAGGAATCCGAGGTGGAAGGACGAGTAGCAGGTGCCCGTCTTGGCCACGCCGATGATGCGCCGCGGCGTGACGCTGATCCACCACGTGACGGTGGAGCTCGTCAGCAGGACGTAGGCACCGCCGAGGTCAACTCCAGCGGAGGAGGTGTCGAGCCCCGGGGAGCGCCCGGGCTGATCCTCGTAGGAAAGGGCAGCCGAGAAGCCGGTGAATCCGTTCAGGCAGAGGTTGCGAGCGCCGGAGCCGGAGTCGAAGAACGAGCGGTAGCCGACGTAGATCTCGTCGGAGCCGGAGCCCTCGCCCTCGAGAATGACCTCTCGCTCACCCGATCCGTAGGTGATGTTCAGCGTGCAGCCGGTGCCGGTGCCGCCAGTCGTGCTCGCCGGGTTGCCGGGGGTGGTCGTGTAGTCGCCTCGGTCGACCAGCGTGACCGTCGCGACCACGCCAGCAGGGGCGGTCGCCACCTGGAAGATGGCGGGGCGGCCGAAGGTGCCGCCGCTGACCGTGAGCTGGTCGCCGACGGTGTAGCCGGTGCCTCCAGCGCCGACGGTGGCGGAGACCGCGCACTCGGGGCAGCCGTTGGCTCGGCGGTCGATCCAGCCGTTCGTGTCGAAGGTCAGGTTGAAGGTCGCGCCGGTGCCGGTGCCGCCAGTGACGCTCACGGGGTCGCCCGGGGCGGTCGTGTAGAGGCCCGCGTTGCGGATGCGCACCGAGCTGATCACGCCCGCGGGCGCTGCGAGCACCTCGAGGGTCGCCGCGATCACTGAGGTGCCGCCGCTCACCGTCAGGATGTCGCCGACGGTGTAGCCGGTGCCGCCGCCAGCGACTGAGTCCACCGACTGCAGCGAGGTGCCGATGGCCACTCGCCGCAGGATGGAGGCGAACGCCTGGTAGTCAGAGCTGGTTCCGAAGATGAACGGCATTATCCATTCCCCAGCGAGCGGTTGACGGCCTGACGGTTGCGACCGATGATGTTCACGATGATCTCCTGATTCCGCGGATCGTTCAGCGCCGAGCCAACCTCGTCGGGGTCGGTGACGTTGACGACGGAGACGTTCACCTGCGGGGCCGCCATCGTCGCCCCGTTGGGAACGATAGTGCCGCCCACGTTGGGCTGGAAGATCTCCGGTCCATTCTCGCCGACCAGGTAGCTCTTGCCGGGCGAGACGGGACCGCCCTCGGCACGAGCGCCGCCGAACAGACCACCGAGCAGACCGGCCGCCGAGCCACCCGCTCCTCCCGTGAAGGCGTTCAGCAGGGCGAAGAGCGCCTGGCGGGCGAGCAGCCGGGTCAGGTCCGCGAGGATCGAGTCGACCAGCTTCGAGAAGTTGAACTCTCCGGTCTGGACGAACTCCACCAGCGCGTCCTCCGCCGAGCTGAAGGCGTTGACGAGCGTCGTCTCCGCCTGGGCCGCGAAGTCCCCGATCTGGTTCTGGAGCTTCAGGAAGCCTCGCTCGAAGCCACCAGCGACCGAGCGGTCGCTCTCCAGCGCCTGGATGCGCTGGTTGCGGAGCGCCTCGTTGTACTCGTCAATCGTGATCTTGCCCTGGGAGTAGAGGGCGTTGATCGCTGCGATGTTGTTCTTGATGTCCTCCTGCGGACCCTTGATCTCCTCCAGGATGCGGGCCTGGTCCTTCAGGGCGAAGTTGAGCTCGATCTGCCGCTGTAGGGCGTTCAGCTCGTCCGGGGTTGCCGTGACCTTCTTCGACTGGAGCTCTTCCTGGACCTTGTCGAGGGCGTTGCGAACCTCTCGCTCCCGGTTGCCCAGGGAAAGGAGGCTGGCCTCGCGGGTGAGGCCGTCGGTGATCTCCTTCAGCACGCGGGCGCGGATCTCGCCCGTCATGTCAGCGCCGGGAGCGTTCAGCCCCTCGCGCGCCGCCGCATCGCGCGCCGCCTGAGCCTGAGCTGCGGAAGCTCGCTCGCTCGCGATCTCGCGGGCACGGGCCAGGATCGACTGGATGTTGGCCTCGGCCGCACCCGGCTCGTTGAAGCCCTTCAGGAAGGCGTCGATGACGTCCTGCCCGAGCTGCTCCGCGGCCGCCTGCTCGGCACCGGAGATCTCCAGCGTTGGGATGAGGTTGATGTCCTTGTACTTGTCGTAGGCTCGGCGCACGTTGTCGCCGATATTCACAACCGCGTTCTCGACCTGGAAGCTCGCGTCCTTGATGTTCTCCAGCGCGGCATCGAAGTTGCCGTCGAAGGCGTTGTTCACGGCCTGCGACCAGTAGATCCAGGCAAGCTCCAGCCGCTTGAAGAACGAGCTGAAGGACGCGATGAGCCCGTCGATCAGGGCATTGATGGCCTTCGGCAGGAAGTTGAGGGCGTTGATGGCGGCATTCACCATCTGCTTGATGGCGAAGGTGATCAGCTCGGGCCAGTTCTCGCCCACGTTGCTGAGCAGCGCTCCGATGGCGTAGAACGTGCCAAGGAAGACGCCCAGGAAGTTGTCGAGGAACTGGGCCGCTCCGACGAGGATATCCTCGAAAGACACGCTCGCAAGGTCGGGGAGCTCGCCGAAGAAGCTGCTGATGAAGTCCATCAGCTCGGTGAACCGGGACACCAGGAACTCACCGAACGCCTGGAAGAAGTCCTGAAGCGTCGTGAGCCCGTCCTGGAGCGACACGATGCGGTCGCTGAAAGCGACGAGCGCCACGATGCCCGCGGTCAGCGCAGTCAGGAGGAAGCCGACGGGGTTGGCGGCAATGACCAGCGTCAGAAGCTGCACGGCGAGGATCGCCTTCGTGACACCGATCACGAAGGTGCCGCCGAGGATCGCGCGGCCGATCACGTCGGCATTCTCGCCCACGGCGTTGATCACGGCGACGAGCTTCTGGGTGGCACCCGTGGCCTGGTTGAACTCTCCGACCAGCTCGATGACCCGGTTCTTCAGCACGACGAGCGACTGCTCGACGGTGGGGATGGTCTTCTGGAACTCGGCGGCGATGCGGGCGGCCTCGTCGCCCGAGAAGGCGGCGAAGATCTGGTCGGTGGTGATCGCGCCGGAGGCGGCGAGGTTGCGCAGCTCACCGATGGTGACTCCGAGCTGCTTCGCGATAGACGCGGCGATGTTGGGCAGCTGCTCCAGGACTGAGCGGAGCTCGTCACCTGCGAGCCGGTTGGACGCCAGGCCCTGCGTGAACTGGAGCACCGCGAGGTTGGCCTCGCGAACCGAGGCACCCGAGAGCGCCACGGCTTCGGAGAGCGTCGTCGTGAAGTCCAGCACTTCCTTCTGGCTCTTGCCAAGCACCTGAGCGGCGCGGGCAGAACGGAAGTAGAGCTGGCTGGTTTCCTCGAACGAAGTGCGCGTCCGGTTCGAGATGTCGAACAGCTCCTGAGTGACGATCCGGAGCTCCTCCGTTCCGTTGGTCACCTGGCGGAGGCGGTTCTGCACGTTCTGGTACGTATCGGCGATGTTGACCAGGCCCCGGATGACCTGTGCGGATCCGAGCGCAACCAGCGCGTTCTTGAGGAAGTTCACCGAGCTGGCGGCGAAGGACGAGTCGCTGCCAATGCCGGAGATCTCCCTCCGCACCTCGCGGGCACCCTTGGCCGTGAACACGATGTCAAAGCGTTCAGTGGCCATTAGGAGAGCACCTTCGCGTTAGCGATCGCACCGATACCCGCCGCGATTGCCTGCTCGACGAAGTTGGCGGGTGCCTGCTTCGAGGAGCCCTCGTTCAGCTTGCCGATGTAGTCGACGTTGTTCGAGATGAACAGCGGAACTTCGGAAGACGGACGCCACCCCGCAACCTGCCCCGCGGCCTGCTGCATCGCGGCGGCCGCGTTGGCCTGCTCCCCGATCCCGAGCTTGTCGCCGGGGGAGTAGGGCTGGATGGTCCCGCTCGGAGCTCCACCGACCTCGGCCCGCCAGTTGGAGCGGGCGCGGCCAGTGTCCACCGGGGTCGCCAGCACCAGCGCCTGGTCGACCGCGAGGGCGGCCTTCCGAGCGATGCGGTCGATGCTCCCGCCGACTCGGTCGGCGCGGATCTGCATCCGCTTGGCGAAAGTGGACGGGTCGGCCATGGTCGGAGGGCTCCTGGAGCTCTCGAAGTATACGTCCGAGGAAGCTCTAAGAGGCAGACTTCGTCGCCCCGAGCTTGTTCCGCCCACCGGCGTCCGCCTTCTTCGCGCCCTTCTGCTGGGCCTCGTTCCACTCCAGGAACGCTCGGTCCATCTTGCGGACGAGGAAGACGAAGTCCGCCTCTTCCTCGTCGTCGAGTCCCTGTGACTTGGCGTACTCGTGGATGACGTGCCACGGGATCGGACCAGGGCTCCACCCGACAGGGCGGGAGGTGCTGAGCTCCCAGAAGGCCGTGTAGGTGAACTCCAGCCCCAGGTTCAGCTCCGGGGCGTTCTGGATCGCCCGGGGGATCGGAAGCCTGCTCGCCCAGCACTGCTCGAGGATCTTCTGCTCTCCAGGCCCCTGGGTCAGGGCGTACTGGAGGCAGGAGACGAGTTTCCCGCTTCGGACTCCAGGATCTCCTTGCGGAACAGGGCCGCGTCGCTGGAGGCTCGACGGATCTCGGCGAAGAGGTCCGGTAGGTCGGTGAAGAGCTTCACGGCGTTGTCCACGTTGAAGGCCAGCTCCTTGCCGTCGGGGCCGGTCACGCCCTCCCAGCCCAGGACGACCGTCTCGGCGAACACGCGGGCCGTGAGGCGGTCGGCTTCCTTGTGGTCCATCGTCTCGTTCGCGATGGCCCGCCGGAAGGGCTTGGTCGCGGAGAGCATCCGGCGGGCGAACTTCTCGTTCGAGCCGCCAGCGCGGGCGATGATGAACGTGCCCGCGGCACCCAGGTTGAGCCGGATGCCGGACGTCTCGAGGCTGGTGTCGGTCTGGAACTGCTTGTACGTGCTCATGGAACTTGCTCCTCTGCTTGCTCGATCTTCGGGAGGCAGTTGCGCAGCCTCCTGGTCGCCTCATGATAGCACGCCTCGTACTGGTCGACGGTGCTGTGCCGATGATTCGTCAGGCAATCCCGGCGCTCCGCCTCCCACGTTCTGTAGCAGGCGCTCCCCCAGAGTATCGCACCGATGAATGCCGCGACAACCAACTCAGCTCCTCTCGCCCCGGATTAGGCGTCCGCGGCCGCCGGGAGGTAGTCCCAGAACATGATCATGAGGGTGTGGTTCAGGGTCGGGTGGATCTTCGCGCCGGTGGCCGCCGCGTTCTCGAGCGGGAGGGTGATCGGGGCGTCCTGCTCGACGTTGAGCCGGGCATCGCCCAGAGTGATGAGCGGGACGTCGAAGCTGATGCCCGCGTTCGCCTTGATGAAGTGGGCGTCGAGGGTGATGTCGGCGTTGTTGCGAACGGCCTGGACCGCGGCGACGTCGGCGAAGTAGGCAGTGATCGAGCCACCGACCTCGAAGGTGCCCGCGGTGACCTCGAAGGCACCGAGCACACCGATCGCCTTGTTGGGGCTCAGGTTGTTGTTCACCGTGAGCGTGAGCTCCTGGGCGAACGCGAAGAGCGGAGCGGGGTTCGTCGTGCCTTCGGTGAACGTGGCCAGCTTGATGCGGCTGACGTCCGAGCTCGTGTTGAAGGCGTCGGCCTCGACGATCGCCGGGGCGTTGGCCGCGGAGCCAGCGACCACGGCCGCCTTGCTCAGGAGCGTGTTCGCGCCAGTGATGTTCTCGTCGATGGTCGAGTTGCGGAGCGACTGGAAGGACAGGTCGACGTTGAGCTTCTCGGCCGTCGGGACGTTGATCGTGAACTCGGAGCCGATTGCACCCGTGAGGTACTCGGCCTGCTCGCGGGTCAGGTCGGAATCGTTGTTCGCGCCGAGCGTGCGCTCCAGAGTGTACGAGCGACGCTTGATGAGCGTGCCGGTCTCGTTCTTGAGGAGGGCCGCGGGCTTGAAGATCTGGATCGTCTTGGTCGCCCCGTTGTCGGCGACCATCGTGCCCTGCGTCTTGTCGAAGGTGATGGTCGTGGTCGTCACGGCCCGGACTCGAGCGAGACCGTTGTTCGCGGCGGTGGCGAACTGAGTCGGGGCCGAGTCGCCGCCGATGAAGACGAACTCGCCGGGGATCAGCCCGAGCTGAGTGAAGTCCTTCGAGCCCGAAGCTCGGTTCAGGTACGGCAGCGAGCCGCCACCCGGGACGACGATCTCGACCTCGCCAGCGCCGAACTGGAAGCCGACGGCCTGGATCTTGGCCGTGGCGGGCGAGGTTTCGTCGACCAGGTTCTGGCTGACCGTGACCTTGTTGGCGGACGCCGTGACGACGTTCTTGAGACCGTTGTTCGCGTTGTTCGTGTACCCGCTGGCGAGGATCAGGTCACCGGCGAAGAAGCCGGTGTGGATGCCGGTTGCGCCGTAGCTGTCGTCGGACGTCGCGACCGTCTGAACGCCGGTGAACGACTGCTTCGTCCGGAGGTCGGCGAACATGAAGCCCTGCAGGATGTCCCGCAGGTTCGTCTGGGTGAGGTCGGTGTTGAAGCCGCCGCTGGCGTCGAGGTCGGTCACGACGCCCTTCTTGCGCTGGCGGGACGGGTTGATCGGGTTCCGCGCGACCGTGGTGATCTGACCGCCGAAGTCGCTGTAGCTGTTCGGTTCGAAGGGGAACCAGAACTGCGACGCGGCCGCGGGCAGCACACCGAGGCTGGACTCCACAGCGTAGCGGAGACCAGTGATGTTCGAGTCGATCTTGTTCAGCGTCGCCATGGTTCAGGTCTCCCGTCTACTTGACCTCGTCGTACTGGAAGTCGACGAAGATGTTCGTCTGGTACCAGGTGCCGTCCGACCCAACCTCGTTGATCCGCGGGTTGCGGAACCAAACGCCGCTGGGCGTCGAGTACCCCTCGAACGCGCCTCGAATGATACTCCCCAGGGAGTCGGCGAGGTTCTGCCCCTCCAGCATCGGCGTGAAGAGCTGGACGATGAGGAACCCGCCCCGCTCCCAACGCTTCACTCCGTTTGCTCCGGAGAGAGAAGCCTGGCGGCCCGTGGTGTGCTGGACGCGAGCGCGAGCCCACGGGGCGACTCGGGAGGTGGTTCCCTCGGTCCGAGCGGGCTGACCGGGTGCGTCGTCGAACACGAGCTTCAGAGGAGTAGGCGTGACAGCATCCGCGACCGCCTTCAGGCGGGTGAGGATCTCGTCGCGGGCCTGTGCCGTCGTCGCCATTCAGTGATTCCTCGAACGCTCGAGGTATGATACGGCTGCCCTGAGCCGCTCGGGATCATCTCCGAGAAGGCCGATCGCAGTGTTACAGGGATTGCACAGGAGACCACGAACCTTTCCGGTGTCGTGGCAGTGATCTACTGCCAGCCTGCGACCGGATGGCTGAACACCGTGGCAGATTGCACATTTGCTATTCTGCGATTGCTCCAGCTCTGTGTACCGCTCCGGTGTGATTCCGAAGTTCCTCTTGAGGTATGCCTTCCTCTGTACTGCTCGCACAGCAGCTGGGTTCCCACGCCGATACTTCCGGTCATATTCACGGCGTTTCTGGAGTTGTTCTTCCGAATGTTTCATTGGCGCAGCTGAAGATCAAAGAGCAGTTTCGTGTCGCCCGGGTTGATGGTCTCCGCCCGGACGATCTGCCAGGTCTGGCCGTCGGCCTCGACGAGTCGATCGTAGGTTGCGAAGTCGATCCCAGGGCCGCTGGCCTGGGCGACGTATGCCCGCTTGTCGCCGCGCTGGACGTGGTCGCTCGTCGCCTCCTGGAGCGTGTAGTCCACGAGCACGGCCACGACAGCGGTCGACACGTCCGCGGCCTGAGCACCCCCGCGCCACGGCTTCGCGGGATCGGTCGGGGTGGTCGTCTGCCGCTTGAGGGTGACGGGGCGACCGAAGCGCTCGATGAGCCGCTTGGCGGTGGCAGACAGGCTGGAGTAGTCGTATGCCATCAGCCCCTCGCGAGCCTCCGCTGAGCGTTGGTCTTCAGGAGCTCCTCGAGCAGCAGGTCGGCCGCGGGGTACTCCGGAATGTTGAAGTCGGAGACGGTGAAGCCCATCGCCTGCTTGTTCCGCGTGCGGGAGGCAACCTCACTCGCGGTCTGGTACGCGGTCTTCTCCTCGATCGGCCCGACCTTGACGGCCTTGGAGCTGACCTGCCCAGTCACGATGTCGCCGGAGGGCGGAGTCGCGGGGCTGTTCACCCCGAGATCCTGCACCGGAACCGGCAGCGGCGGGTCGGGGGCGAGCTCGCCCAGGAGGGCGGCACGGAGGGCGTACTCAGCGCACGCCTTCGAGAGCGAGCGGGGGATCTCATCGGCCTCGGAGAGCAGGAAGCGGTCGTCGTCGAAGGCATCGAGCCGCGGCCACTCAAGCGCCTGGCGCTGGGAGCGACGGGAGCCGCGGAACCGGCGGCCGAACCGCTTGTCGATGTAGTCCGTCGCCCGGACGATGCACTGCTCCTTCTTCGCGGTGCTGAGCGCCGTCCACGAGACGTGGCCGCGGTCGGAGTGGTACGTGTCCGCGAAGGCGACGCTGATGTAGGCGTTCGCATCCTCCAGACCCTGACCTGTCTCCGGCGTGAACGGCATCGCTCAGTCTCCTAGTATCCTGGGTGCGGGGCGGAGTACCCGGTGGGCAGCACCGCGTTGCTGGCAGAGCGGATCTGGTCCGCGCCAGATCCCTCGTAGATGACCTGATCCTGCTGGGGATGGGGACCGATGCCGACGGGAGAGAACCCCGTCAGCTTGAGGACCGTCGGAGAGATCCAGGTCGCAGTGTCGTACCGCCACTGGAAGTTGGCCTGGTCTTCGCTGAACAGCCAATCTCCGTTCGGGTTCACGAGCCCCTTGCTCGTGTTCATGGGGGTGTTGAAGACCAGTCGCGCCTCGATCGGAGTGGATTCCTCGACCGTGAACGTGACGTCCACGATGGAAACGGCGTCTGGGATGCTGATGCTGCCGGAGAATGAACCACTGAAGGAGATCTTGGGCACGTTCGCACCTCGCGTCTGCTTGGCGAGCTGAGCAGCACGGCCGGTCACGCCACCGGCACCCTGACCCACCCTGTACTGCTTGGACGCCATGGCTGAACTATAGCCCTCTACGCTTCGAAGATCGGGAAGTCGACGACCGGGCCGGGGAAGGTCGAGCTGTCCAGGAACAGGATGGGGCCGTCGTCCCCGTTCCAGTTCCAAAGCAGATCGCCTTCCTTGCCAGCCGCTCCGACCGACACCACGCTCAGCTGCAGGATGTTGCCGAACGCGCCCACGACGCCGCCCGTCTCGTACCTGTCTTCTCCGAAGTTGAAGAACCAGCCAGAAATGTCCGCCGGGCTGGGATCTAGGGCTCTGTCGAATGTGATGTTCAGGAGAGATCCACCTTGGTCGAACGTGATCTGCGTGATCGATGGAGGGGAAGGCTCAGTTGGCGGCGGTGACGCTGGCGGAGGAATGTAGCCACCGGCGGCCGCGCTCCCGCTCTGGAATGCATAGCTCGCGGCGTTGTTGTCGCCGCGACCGTACTGGGCAGCGCGGGCACCGAGGCCCCCGCGTGGGGTCGCCACGGGGAGCTCCTTACCGTCCGTCGACCCCCGGACCCTTCATCTTGCCCTTGCGCATCATGGACGTGGCCTCGCCGGTCGGGTTCGCCTTGCGGCGGCCGCCGGTGACCACGTTCTTCTGCGAGGGGCCGCGGCGCATGCCGCCGGATGCCTGTCGACCGTTCGGGATCTTGTTCGCCATAGGAGAGCTCCTTCGGAACTTGCGTCGCGGAGCTCATGGAGCTCCGGGGACTCGAATCACTTGGCCTTCTTCGCGGGCTGACGGTCCTCCTGGCGAAGCGGGTTCGTCGCGCCGCCGGTGATCGCATCGATCTCGGCCCGCGTCACCGGGAAGCCAGCGAGCTTGCTGACGACGTCGACCGCGGGCTTGTGGTCCTCGGACCAGTGCTCGGCGACCTTCGGGTCCAGCTTGCCCAGGGCGTCCTGGATCTTCTTCACCTGGTCTCCCGAGGGAGCCTTGGCGCTCGGTTGTCCGTCCCCAACGGCCACACCATCGGCGGACCCGGTCGAGGCTCCAGCATCGACTGAGCCGGGAGCGGGGGCTTCCGCCCCAGACCCTTCCCCTGTCGGCTGAACTCCGCCGTGTACCGCGTGTGGTTGGTCCTTGACGTCGCCGGTCTGAACACCACGCTGGCCATTGGGCTTCTCCTTCGCCTGCGCCGCGAGGAGCTTCGCGGAGCCCTCCGGGTACGCTTGGTAGTACGTGCCCAGGTAGTGCTCCGCACCGCCCATCAGGTTCGCCGGGGAGGTGATCTGGCACCTCCCGTTGACGAAGTTGCGGCCGTTGATCTGCATCGTCTTCCCGGCGAGGGGGCCGGTGAGGACGAACGTCTTGGTCTGGATCTCGGTGTTCACTGGACGGTGGCTCCTCTGTGGTTCTTGCTCTGATGGGACGCCGCTTAGGCGACCCGAACGCCGCGAGCGAACACCTGCGGGATGACCGCGGCGTCCGCGGGCAGCACGACGGTGACGGCAGCGCCGGCAGCGCCCTGGTGCGTGATCGTGCCGACCAGGTCGCTCACGTTCACGTCGCCCTCGTTCTGGGCGGCCGGTGGCTTGATCTTGAAGATCAGGCGGTGGTCGCCCTTGTTGTCCGCCGCACCGGCGACGGTCAGGGTGTTCGAGGTGCTGTTGTAGGCGGCGTTGTCGATGCCGGTGGCGTTGATCGCGGTCACGAGGGCCGCGCCGATCTCGTCCATGGTGTCCTGACCAGCGCCGGTGGCGGTCAGCGAGCCCGAGGAGAAGACCGTGCCGTTCGGCGCGATGAGCTCCCAGCTGAAGACCCAGCCGATCCAGTTGGCGGCAGCGACGATCTCGGTGACGGTTGCACCGTTCCACACCGCGTCGGAGTCGCCGGTGTACCGAGCCTGTGCCATCTTCTTGGCGGTGCTGGCGTCGGCAGCGAACACGACCATCGTGTCGACCCCGTCGACTCGGCGAGTCGCGGCGTCACGGTTGGCTTCGACCATGTATGCGGGCATGCTGGGTCTCCCAGATCGGTGCTTCGGTTCGGACGAATGATACCCCCGGAGGTTTCCCTCCGGGGGTTCGGTTCTGGGTCACGGGATTAGTTGCGGATGCCGTCAGCGAGCGCCAGGCCCTTCTCGCTGAAGAGGGCGAGACCGGCGTACCACTTGACACGCCAGATGTGCTCGTCCTTGGTCTCCGACTCGCCGACGTCGACCACGTTGATGCCCGCCATCTCGGCCGCGGTCAGGCCCGCGATGCCGTAGGAGCGGGAGCCGTCGTCGAGCGTGCCCGCGAAGATCGTGGTGCAGTTGCTCGACGCACCCTTGGTCTGGTTGACCGGGATGTAGTCGTTGCGGAAGATCGGCACGCCGCGGTAGGCGGGCACCTCCTGGCCGGAGGGCAGGGTGACCACCTCGTTGACCGACGCGCCGCCGAGGCCGCGGAGCAGCTCCATGTAGCTGTTGATGGTGCGGACGTTCATCGCGAAGTAGTCGACCACGCCGTCCTTGTCGACCACCAGAGCGATCAGGTCGTCCAGCACGCGGAAGGCCAGGTTCTGGCCGTCGGTGCCGGTGTTGACCTTCTGGCCCGCGGCGCACAGCGTGAGCAGACCCGCGAAGGTGTTGCCCGTGCCGTCGCCGTTGATGAGCATGTCCTGGTACTTGCGGCCCGCGTGCTTCGCCTTGCTGGCGATCTGGACGGCGGTCTGGTCGTTACCGTCGCCGCTGCGGGTCGCCTGGATCAGGCCGTTCACCTCGGCGTCGCCGATGATCGTGGTGAGCGAGCTGGTCACCTGGGTGAAGGTCGCGGCCGACTTGGCGTAGCCAGCGCCGCCGCCGACACCCTGGGCACCAGTGCCGAGGTCGGCGGTCAGGTCGGAGCCGACGCCCGACACGACCACGCCACCCTGGGCGTTCTCGCGGTTGTACGCGAGGGCGTTGCCGTTGATCCCGTCGAACGGCAGCACCTGGAACATCTGGTTGACGGTGATGATCGACTCGATCACACCAGCAACGAGCTCGTTCTGGGCGAGCTTGGCGGATTCAGCGAGAGTCACGGAAGCCATGGGTCATTCTCCTGCGATGCGGCCGCACCGGGCAGCCTGTGGTGTTTCAAGTGGCGGTTCTCACCGGCACGCTTGGATCACCCTCGCGGAGCCGACGTGGGTCAGGTCACCTGTCCCACTCACACTGAAGTCTTGTCCCGGTCTTTCGTCCGGGACAAGCGCTGAGTTCGAGAAATCTGAAGACGCTTACCGCTTCGCCTTCGCAGCGAGTCCCTTCGAGAGACCCGCGGCGATCTTCTGCTGCGGGGACATGTCCTCGGTCTTGACGACGCCGGGCCGGGTCTGGGGCGGGTTCCGGCTGGCGCTGCCCGGGGCGGCACCGCCGCCAGCGGGCGCTTCGGAGGGGAAGAGCTTGGCGAACTTCTCGATGCCCTTCATCTCCTGGACGCGCTCCGCGATCGTCATCGGCTGGCCAGTCACGCCGCTGTACCGGACGGCACCCTGGTCGTCGACGATGACGACGTCGAGCTCGCCGTTCTCCTTGGTGACGACCTTCGCGCTCTGCAGCACGAAGGGGAGCAGGAGCTCGTCAGCCTTGGCGGAGGCGATGGCGGACTTCGCATCCCCGACCACCACGCGCTGGTGGAAGGACGCTTCGGCCTTCTTCGCCCGCTCCTCCGCGGCCGTCACCTTCTGAGACCACGGCTTCTCGAGGTCGGCCTTGATCTTGTTGACGTCGACGCCCTTGAGCTGGCCCTGCAGCCCCTCGATGGTTTCCTTGACCTTCGTGGCGATGGCGGCGGGGTCCGTGCCGAACTCGCTCAGCGGAGCGAGGTCGATCTGCTGGCCCTTGGCGGCGGTGGCCTCGGCGCGGGCGGCCTTCAGGGCGCTGTTCAGGCCGGTGATGGCGGCGACGGCGGACTTGACCGCCGGGTTGTCGGAGGCGAGCTTGAAGGTCTTCTTGTCGCCTTCGGTGTGCTCGGCGTAGAGGCCCCGGAAGTCGGCGGGCACCTTCTCGATGTTGTCCACGGTCGTGTTCTGGGCGAAATCGAACTGCATATCGAACCTGTCCTTTCCGAGCATCACGCTCGCTGGGGGATCACCCCACCAGTTGCCAGCCCGCGGCGACGCTCGCCGCTGTCGGCTAGAACTCCTCTGGGTTCAGCCCCGCGGCGCGGAACGCATCCGGCCGCTGGCTCGCCAGCTCGTCGAGGGAGAGCTCGTTGCCCCTCCGATCGATGAACTGGTCGAGCCGAATCTTACCCGTCCGGAACAGCCTCGCCTTGGTCTTGCCGAGGACACGGTCCTGGAAGGCGTGGCTCTGCCGAGCGAGCCAGTCGTTGTACGATGTCTCTGCGGGCACCTGTCCGATGTTCGCCGCGGCCCAGCGGGAGCGGGCCTCCTGGACGGAGATGCCCTTCTCACGAGCAATCTCCCTGAAGTCCACCCTCCGGCGCTCCGAAGTCCTCGTGTCCGTGACGAACGGCCGCGTGCCGACGATGCCCGCCTCGTCGAGGACGGCGACCATGATCGAGCGGCAGCTCACATGGGCGGGAGGTCGAGCGTCGGGCGGCTGGAGCATCCGGCTCCCCTTCGGGAGCGGCTTGCCGCCCACAGGGGCCAGAGCTCCATCGCGGCCGCGGCAGACGGCGCTCGTCCGCCCGTCCAGCACGCTGGTCCACCGCAGGGCGAGGATGATGTCCTCGTTGCCCTCCCAGAGCGCCTCGCGGGCCGCGTTGGAGACGTGGTTGATCGCGGTTCGTACGACCGCCTCCGCGTTCCGCCGGGTGATGGCTAGGGCACCGTCGGAGTAGTTCCTGGCCCGAGTGCCGACGACGCGGCGGACGATGGTGTCGACGTCTTCGCCGTTCGCGAGGCCCATCTGGATGGCGTCAGTCAGCGCCCGCTGGTCGGCGGCGCTCAGGCTGTCCCACCACTGGCCCAGGGTGCGGCCCTGGAACGGCTGCTTGGTCACCGCGTCCCGGATGGAGTCGGTGGCGACCGCGTTCAGCGTCAGCTCGATCGGGACGGTCAGCTCGACGAGATCCTTCTCGAAGTCTGCCTCGGTGCGGCCGAACTGAAGCAGCTTGGTCCGCAGCTCGGTCCTCGCCTCGCGGATGACCTCGACCCGCATCTCGCGGATGTCCTTCAGCAGCTCCTTGAACCGGGCGCTCTGGAAGTCGATGCCACCGGCGGCCCCGACGATCTTGCCGAGCCGCTTGCGGAGCTCCTCGACGAGCTTCCTGTCAGCGTTCTCCAGGATGGCCTGAATCTCGCGGATCTGGGTCATCGTGTAGCCGCGGACGGAGATTTGCCTCCGCAGTGCTGCGTCGAAGTATTCCTGATTCGCGTCAGCCACTTGCCTAGAGCTCCAGTCGGTGGAGGATGTACTTCCGATCAGGCGACCTGCGGCTCGAGAATCCTTCGAGCTCCAGGTTCCGCTGGCTCGGCACGTTGTCCGGCATCGTATACGTCGTCACGACACGGAGCCGCTGCCTCCGGCACCAGCGGAGGCGAGACTTCAGGAGCACTCTCTGGAGATTCCGACCGCGGTGCTCGGGGAGGATGCCGCACCTCGTGAACTGAGCGGTGTCCCCGGTGACGACGAGACCCGCGTAGCCGACCTTCTTGCCGCGGCCGTCCCGGAGGATCCACCAGTGGTACCGCGGCCCGTTCATGAACGGGTCGTCGATCGGGAAGCACTGCTCGTCCAGCTTGCGGAACCATGAGCGGTCTGCGACCCTCCAGTCCCGCGCCTTCTCGGCTCGCATGCGGAACCTCCTCGCTACTCAGACGCTGCGGGATCGAGATCCTCCTCTGCCTCGCCGTTCGGCATCTCGACGGACTCTTCCTCCAGCTCCTCCTCGTTCTGCTCGAAGTTGAAGTCGTCGGACAGGACGCCGAAGCGGTGCAGCTCCTTGAGGTAGCGGGCGCGGGAGATGTCGCGGTTCTTCCGGGCTTCCTTCAGGGCGTCGAGCTGCTTGCCGTCCTGATCGGTGATCCCGAAGTCGGTCGAGATGGTCATCGTGCCGACCTGATCGGCGGTCATGCCCATCCAGGCACCGATGAACACCAGCACCTGCTGGAGCGAGGACTGGAACCGGATGGCCATGTCCTGCAGCGGGCTGGTCGTCTCGGCGCTGTCGAGCGCCCGCGCGGTGGCCGAGGCCCCGCCGGGACGCCGCTTCAGGAAGACCGCGCCGTACTCGGCCATGGTCTCCTCCTTGTCGAGGAGATCCTGGCGTCCGGCCGCGATTGCCTTTCCGGTGTGCTCGACGTAGTAGAACCGGCCCGCGGCGTCCGGGGTGTTGAGCCACTGGTTCGGTCCGACGGTGAGCTTGTCGCCGTCAACCGTGCCCGACACGGCGAGGATCGGGAACCTCGCGACCGTCAGAACCGAGGTCTGGTCGGAGCTCGACTGCCAGTGTGCGATGTTGAGGTCGGCCAGGTCGTTGAGCGGCGGCTTGCCGATCATGAACGACTGACGGTCGGCGTAGAACGTCACCAGCGGCACGAAGTTGAGCGAGTACGGGTACTGGTCGATCTGGACGTACACCGGCTTCTTCGTCTTGGGGTCGATCCGCTCCTCGAAGATGGTGACGAGACCCGGCTCGATGACCCGGATGTGCACGACGACCTTCTCGCCCCAGCCGTCCCGCACCACGTGCTCCTCGCGGATGCGCACGTGCGTGACGACCTCGACGCCGTTCACGACCTCGGCGCTGGCGAAGATCAGGTTCTCCGGCTTGATGTGCACGAGGTAGGGGCGTAGGTTGTCCCGCCGGTCGTCCTCGAGGGTGCGGGGCCGACCGTCCTCCCTGGGCTGAGCCCGCGGGAACTCGACCAGCACGTGGCTGAACGCCTTGGCGAGACCGTCCCGGAACCACGCGCGGGAGAACACCGTGATGTCGTTGCCCTGCATGTCGACGTTGTCGAGCAGCTCCTTGATCTGCTCGGGCACGTCGTCGCCGACCTTGACAGGATCCCCGAACGGCTTCCCGACCCAGGAGTCGAGCGTGAGCTGGGTCATGTTCAGCAGGGTAGCGCGGGAGAGGCGCTCCATGTACGCCTGCTGACCCTCCTCCTCGTGCCGGGGGAGGTACTCCTCGCCCGCAGCTCGCATCGCGTCGGTCCCGGCGAGCAGCGTCTCCACCTTGCGCCACATGGGGCACATTGCCTCATACGCCATTGAGGGGGTTGCCGGAGTCGGGGCTTCCTTCTTAGCCACGGGCCTTCTCCTTCAGCTTCGAGAAGAAATCCGCCACCGCTCTGATCTCCTCCGGAGAAGCGTCTGTCTTGATGCGGTTAGCCTGCCAACTCACGATCATTCGGTTGCCCTTGATGTAGCCACCCCTCGGGTCGATCCGATCGATGCTCGGAGAAGCACGGCGCGGACCAGACCCGGGATTGCTCTTGTAGTCGAGCTCTATCCCCAGCACAGGACATACGGTTGGTGGAGGCAGCAGATCGCTGAGGTCGGGATCGAACTGGACTCCGAGCCGAACAGCCCTTCGCCTCGCTTTGTTAGCCAGGATCCGGATCCTCGTCATGGGATCGCGGGCGTACCGGCGGCAGTACTCCTGGTGCTCCGTTAGCATGAATGATTGTTCGCTCGTTGACGATCCCGGGCTCGACCGACTCCCTAAATCACGAAGTTTACTTCCAGCGGCCCGTCTTGACCTCCATGCGGCGGCCGCGGAGCCGGTAGCGAACCTCGTCGCCGATGTGATCCTCAGCAGTCGTGTCGACGTCGTCGAGGTTCCGCTCGTCACGAGGAAGAACTGGGAACGTCCGCAGGAACTGGTCGCACCGCTCGCAGACGAAGAGACCGGGCTTCTCGCGGACGCCCTCGATGCCCGGGATGGCGGCCTTCAGGTACTCGCGGATCTGCTGCCACCCCTGAGCGCGTGAACCGGCACCCTTGTCCGACGGCGTCCAGAGCACGCCGACCCTCTTCATGTCGCCCGCCACGGAGCGGCCGGGCTCGTAGTCGTCGAAGATGGCCGAGTCGGCCACCCCGTACTTGCACCGGAGCCGCAGACCCCAGTCCTGCTCGCGGTCCAGGATGCCGCGGGCAATCTCCGAGGCCGGGAGCCGCATGCCCTCGTTCGGGGAGCCGAACCAGCCGTACCACTCGTAGATGCGGACGACGTCGCCCGGGACGCGACCGATGATGTGGGGACCGATCCGGATCGGCTCGCCGTTGCTCTCCGCGTACCAGCCCACGCTGAACGGGCGAGACTGGCCGTGGTCGTAGGCCCTGTCGATGCGCCAGCCCCGCGGGATCTGGTGGACAGTGAGGTTCGGCACGATGTGCGTCGATGGACGCCAGACGTCGTCGAACATGCCGCCCGCCACGATGTCCCACGAGCCATGCAGCCACGCGGCGAGCTCGCTGGGGTTGCGGGCCGCGGCCTTGATCTTGTCGATGTAGCCGGGGTCGGAGTGCAGGAGGATCTTGTTCTCGCGGAGGTCGCCGTGGATGGCCACACGCTCGGGCAGCGGCTTCCCATCCGGGCCGATCTCCCGCACGATCCTGCCGATGACGTGCCGCGGCGGGACCGGGAGGCCGAACCGGGCCTTGACCCAGTTGTGACCGACGCCGTAGGGGTTCGTCGTGCTCCGATACTTGCGTGGCATGCCCGGCCGCGTCGAGCGGGAGCACGACATCATGACCTTGTAGCACTTGTCGTCGGGCCAGGTGGTCAGCTCCTCCCAGCCGATCCAGGGGTAGGCGTGGCCGTGGTAGTTGTAGTAGTCGTCGGGGCTGCTCATGTGGCGGAACATGAGCTCCTCGCCCCCAGGCCACCGCCACCGCATCTGCGCCTCGTTGAACTGTGCCGCGGGCCAGATCCTCGGGAACCACTTCTTCGACTTGTTGACGACGTCGGCGAGCTGAGGGTAGCTCTGCCGGAACAGCACACCTCGCCACTCTGCGCCGTAGCCGTGGCCGCAGTGCTGGGCGAAGTCCATCAGCAGGGCGTCGGTCTTGCCGGGGCCGCGAGTGCCCTCGTACAGCGCCTCGAACAGGGTGCACGCGAGGAACGCCTCCTGGGAACCGGCCTGCGGTGCCCAGGTGACGTCGCGGTCACCGACGAACGGGCGAAGCTCGCCCTCGACGTCCCGCCACTCAACTGCTACCTGGCTGACTTCCATCAGGTTCCTCTTCGTCGCTGTCGCCGCTCTCCGGGGGATCAGCGGGCACGTCGAGCTCGTACTCCAGGAGTCGCTCGAACTCGGCAAGTATATTCCCGCAGACAACACGGGCCATCCTGACGCACTTCCTCTGGATCAGAGCTCGGATCTTCGGGTCGAGCTTGCTGAGGTCGTCCGCGTCGGGCTCCTCCGCCCCGCCGAAGACATCCGGAGGGTACCAGTCGCGCACCTGCTGGACCGTCTCCTGCATCTTCTGGATGACCGCGTCGTGGAACGCGCACGATCGCCGGGTCGTCGACGGGTAGCGGCCGCCGCACTTGGAGCAGCTCAGCGACTCCGCGAACGGATGCACGTCGAACTCGATCGAGCCGCACCGCGGGCACTTGTTGAACTCGCAGGCGTGCGGGCCGCCGTTCGCCACAGCCTGCTTGAGCTGGGTCCAGGGGTCGTCTCCGTACTGAGGCTGCTCAGCTCGCGTTCCCTGGGCCATCCAGCACCTCCTCGAAGATCGCGCGGGCGAGGATGTGCAGATCCTTCGCCTCGTCGGTGAGCTCCTTCGGGTCGCAGAGGGCATACACGTCCCACAGGAACGCGATGTCCGGCCCGAACATGGTCTCGAGCTCCTCCTTCGTAGGAGCCCTCTTGACTCGGAGCCGGGTGCGACCGGCGCACTCGAGGATGGTTCCGGGTGAGAATGGGCACCGCGGGTCTTCAGCCAATGGAGTCCTCCTGACCAGCCAGCTTATCAGCGAGGCCAGCCACCCGCTCGATCGTCTTGAGGGCGAACTTGACGGCGCTCGCGTCTTCACGAGAGATTGTACGCTCGCACTCCAGCCCCAGGTCCGTCACGTCGCGACCGTCGAGCAGGAGCGTGTACGCTCGCGTGTAGGTTCGCAGCGCCTGGATCAGGTGCTCGGCCGTCACCTCGCCCTTCTGGGGCTTCCGCGGGATCCTGGAGGCGTTCATCTGCCCGCAGCGGCAGCACCGCAGGGACTCCAGCCACAGGTGAATGCTCTGCTGCGCGTGACCGCAGCGGCAGCACACGAAGTGCTCCACGAGGACCGCACCCTCGCTCTCGGCAACCTTGCGGATCACCTCGAGCCGGTTGCGGACATCGACCGTGTCATCGTCTTTGGGCAACTCAGCCTCCGATGCTGATGATCTTGCGGTGAGCAACGCCCGCCTGGATCTTGATCTCGCGCAGGGCCTCGCGGGCTACCCGACCGCACTCGTCGGGATCACAGGCGTCCTGGTAGTTCACGATCAGGTGCACGGCGCAGGCGTGAGCCGTCCGCTGCACGAGGTCGTCGAGGTCGGAGGCATCGGCGTCGACCTTCAGGGTCGCCCAGAGGCCGGGCTTCTTCTTCGACCGGACGCCGACCTCCACCTCAACCTTCTTGGTCTCGGTGTCCTGCACGAGCCTCACTCTGACGTTGGGGCGAGCCATCGAGTCTCCTCCGGGGTAAGTGTGCCGCACCTCTGCGAGCGAGCAAGGCTCAGCTGCCGGTGATGTACTCGACGAGCTGGACCGACCGCATCTTCCCGATCGCGGCCTGCGCCGCGGCCTCGGCCTGCCACTTCTCGGCGTGCGAGCCGGAGCCCATCGCCATCGTGGAGCCGTCCGGTCGGCACAGGTACCAGTTCCACCGCGGGTTCTTGCCCTGGTCGGGCCGGACAACCACGTAGGCCGTGGTCGGCTGCGGCCGCAGGTGGAGGAAGACAGAGACGCAGAGGCACAGGAGCAGGGCGATGACGACGTAGATCACTTGGTTCTCCTTGCTGGTTCGAGGAATGTTACCCCTTCGGGGTGCGCACGTTCCGCTGGTCTCGGCGGAGCATGCCGACGTTCTCGGTGTACCCCGCGATGTCCAGCCAGGAGTCGTCCTTGGTCCCGTCGGCGAGGCGGCTGGCCTTCTGCAGCACGTTCAGCATGCAGACGTCCTCCGCCGACATCCGGACTTCCTTGCCGAGGCGGCGGGACAGGTAGGCGTTCCACATGTCGGCCGTGAGCTGGTGGTTCGTCGACGGGTGGCCGTAGTCTGAGCCGCGGTTCCTGACAGTCTGCGTCACCTGGGCCGCGAACCCACCCGGCACCGACTCGATGTCGCTCGTGCGGGCGGTCCCGTCGCAGCGGAAGCCGATCGTCGGCGGTGGCGGGCTCGCTGGGTCGTAGATCTGCGCGGTCGTCTCGGAGATCGCCCCCACGCTGTGCCTCGTCACCACGACGACCTTGTCCCGCAGCAGCTCCTCGAGCCACTTCGCGTACTCGGCCTGCGTGAGACCGCGCTTCAGCACCTGCCCCGGGAGGAGGGGCTCGATGATCTCCCGCACGAGGTCGGACAAGACGTGCTCCCCGGGCAGCACCCTGCTCTCGAGCTCGCGGACTTGTCGGCGGAGGGCGTTGATCTTCTTGGTGACGGCCGCGTAGGTGCACGGCCCCACCATGCCCAGGAGCTGGCCGACGTGGCGCAGCGCCTTGTTCTCCCCCTGGTGGTACGCGACCTCGTCCCCGCGAGGCTTCCTCGCTCCGCCGATCTCCGCGGCCGCGTCGGCGAGGCGGGCGGCCATGCTGGGAACCTTGACCCGGACGTCGCCGTGCAGCTGCGCGGTCGAGTCGCGGAGCACGACGTAGCCGTGCTCGCCGGGCAGGGCCTCGCTCACCTTCGAGACCTCGATCGACCTAGTTGTCTTCAGCTCCCCGTCCTGCCCGCGCGGCGTCAGGTCGACGTGCGTGGCCCCGACCTTCTCGAGCGTCTGGCGGGGCAGCACCCCGGCGGGCAGCACCACCCCCGCGGCGATCTCGGACGCCCTCTGCACCGCGGCCCCCACGTTGACCGGCGGGTCTCCGAAGGTCACGGGCACCTCGACGCCCCGGTCGGAGTGGAACCGCAGGATGCCCTGGAAGAACTGCGGGGAGTAACCGTCCTTCCGCGTCACCACCCCGTAGGGGCAGCTCTCGCGGGCCAGCCCCGCGTCCTCGTCGAACGACACCCTGGCCACCTCGCGGATGGGGAACTCGCACCACGAGATGGGCTCCGCGCCCTTCGCGATGTGCTCCGGGTGGCTCGGGTAGCCGACCGACACCCGGAGCACGTGCAGTTCCTCGAGCTGAGACGCTTGGAAGGATCGTCCTGGCTTGGTGTGGATCATGATGGTCTATTATGCCCCAGCCGGGATCCCGGACAACTCGCCCGAGTCTCGACATCAGAAGTAAGTGATGACGTACACGATGCCCGGCGCACCGTTCCCGCCCTTGCCGGAGGCTGCGCCGTTCGTGCTCGCGCCGCCGCCACCTCCGCCAGCGCCTGGGGTGCCGCCGTTGCCGCCCGCGCCGCCAGCAGTCGTTCCGGCCGTGTCGCCGGAGCCGCCGCCAGCGCCGCCCGTCCCGCCCACGCTGCCAGTCAGCGAGTCCCCGTTCCCGCCGTCGCCGGAGTTGACGCCGGGCCGCGCGGTCGCCGCGTTCATGTTCTGCGCGCCACCAGCACCCGACAGGGCGTCGCGCGCGTTGCCCGCGCTGATGCCAGCGCCGCCACCTCCACCTGGGGCGGACCTGGAGCCAGCGCCGCCCGCGGCCGGGGACGTCCCGCCCTTGCCGCCAGCTCCGCCCGCGATCATGCCCTGGCCGCCGTTCCCGCCACCACCGGCGCTCGTCGAGCCGCCGGTCCCGGCCTTGCCGGGACCGGCCCGCAGCAGCGCGCCGAACGAGCTCGCGCCTCCCGAGGCACCTGACCCGCCGTTCGTGTTGTCGGCCCCGGCGTTGGTCCCTCCGGAGCCGCCCTGCCCAGCGGTCACGGTCACGCTCGCGGGGACGTCGGCGGCGTCGAAGACGCACTCGGCGTAGCCACCGCCACCACCGCCACCACCGCCTCCGCGCAGCGTGGCGGCAGCTCCGCGGCGGCCACCGCCACCACCGCCACCACCACCGATCGCGATGACGTGCACGGTCTTCGCGCCCGCGGGCTTGTTCCAGAGGGCCGAGATATCGGTCCCCAGCACGCCCTGGACCTTCAGGATGCTGCAGGTCTGCGCAGCGCCGATGGCCGCGCGGGCCGCGGCCTCGTCCGCGGAGGTGAGGAGGGTCTCCACGTGGACGTTGACGTTCTCGAGGTCGGTCACGGCGATGGCCGCGTTGACCCACTGCGAGCCGCCCCACCTCAGGTACTGACCGCCCGCGGGCGACGAGATCGCGACATCCGACAGGGCGTCGATGCTGGCGGCCGCGATGCGGGCGTCCGCCGCGGACGAGAAGTCGGTGACCTGCGAGGCCGTGTGCGTGTGCGCCGAGGGCGGGAAGGTCGACGGGATGCCGGTCAGCTCAGAGTACGCCACGCTCCCGTTGACCCACGCGGAGCCGTTGAACCGCAGCACCTGGGCGGAGGACGGGGTCGCGATGGTCACGTCGCTCAGGTCGTCGAGCGACCCGACCGCCGACACCGCCTGGTTGACCCACTGCGACCCGTTGTACACCAGCGCCTGGCCGGTCAGCGGGCCGGTGATCGTGACGTCGCTGAGGCCGCCCAGCGTCGTGGCACCGGCTGGTCCGGCCGGACCCTGGGGGCCGACCACGGCGACCTGCACCACCTGGACGACGGGCTGCTGCACCGTCACCGAGGTGACGCGGTCCTCGCTCACGACCACGATGGACGGATCACCCGGCACTCTGGACAACCTCCGGCTGGATGGTGAGCGAGCCCCGCAGCAGCGTCTTCCGGTACGTCACCGTCGGTGAGCCCTGCGTGACCTCGACGTCGTACACGTAGGTCCCCTGCGGGAGCGCCGCGAAGCCGCTGAACAGCACCGTCCCGTTGGCCGGGGTCGGGATGCTGCCCGCGAGGTCCAGCAGGAGTGGCCCGTCGAAGGCCGCGCGCACCTGGCACCGCGCCGAGTAGCCGGTCAGGTCGATGGGCGCACCACCGCTGTCCTGCCACACGACGTTGAAGTCCCACGTGTCGTTCTCGACAACGGTGAAGTCCTGGCTGCCTGCCACGGTCGCACCTCCGGTTCAGTCTCTCGTCTGCTCGTAGTATACGCGGAGGCGAGGGCCGGAGGTCCACCGGCGGGAGCCCCGCCAAGTCTGTCTACTGCGACGGGAGCTCCGCCGGGCGGGACTGCGTGGGAGGAGCATCGATGACGTCCCTGTCGGGCGGAGCCGGGATGCGCTCGCCACCCCACCGCTTCGCCCACTCCTCGGGAGACGCCGGGGCGGCCGGGGCAACCAGCACGCCGCCGGTGACCTTGACCTCGCCCTCCCACTTCTCCCGGAACTCGGGGATGTGCCGCTTGAGCAGGAGCTCCAGCAGCCGGTCGGAGTAGCGACGCACGGTCGTCACGACCACGTCCTTGTCCTTGCCACCGATGATCGGCTCGTCCCACCCGTCCACCGCGCGCCGGTGCGCCTCCTTGCAGATGGCGTCGCGGTACGCCTCCATCGCCTCCTCCTCCCAGCCGACGAACTCAGGATCCTGGCGGAGCTTCTTCAGCCACGTGTAGGACATCCCCGCGGCCGCGCACGAGTCGTACTTGCGGCCGGTCGTGCGCAGCGTCTCGAGGTACATCTCGACGTGCTTCGCGGTCAGCTCGTGCGCCTCGAGCCGCGCCTTGCGCACCCGGAACTCCGGCGGGAGCACCCTGGGCTTCCCGTCGCGCGTGTGGGTGAGGGTACCGGCGATGGGCGTCGACTGCTCGAAGCCCGGTGGCCGCCCGCCGACGGCAGTCGGCGCAAAGTCGGGGGACGACGGGTTGCTGGTCGGGGGCTGGGGGTTCGTCATGGCTCGTTCACCTGCACTTTCTGTGAGACTATTCGCACGCTCGCGCGAGAGAGTTTCTAGGAGCACGACTTGTGAGACGGCACCGGGTCCAGGTCCATCTGCTCGGGAGCAAGGGCGAGAGAAGTTGTGAGACGGATCCTACGCGAGGCAGTGTTGCCGTATCGAGGAGGGCCGTCCGGTCCACTTTTCTCACCAAACTCACCTGCTTCACCAGGTCCATCCACCATCTCCACTATCTCCACCATCTCCATCCAACGACTCCAGCTGCTTCACCAGGTCCACGTCACTGATGGTCTTCGGACTTCCATCGACTCCACCTCCTCCACCGACCTCACTCGCTCGACCGAGGGAGTGGAGCGAGTGGACCTGGTGAGAACAATGGACGCCGCAGGTTGCTTGCCTTTCCTTACGTCCACTCTCTCCACCAGGTCCATCGCCCATCGTCCATCCACCTGCTCCACTCGCTCCACGCCACCGGCCGGAGCTCCACTCTCTCGCGCAGACTCGCTCTCTCGTCGAGAGTCGCTCGGTCATGTCGCTTCACCAGGTCGCCCAGGTCCAACGTCCTCAAGAATCTGTGCGATCGTGGAGGTGGTGAGGTCGCTGGACCTGGTGATGATACTCCGTCACGTGGACCTACGCGACGCGATGCGCGAGATGGATTTAGTGAGAGGGCCGGGTTTCGTGGACCTGGTGGAGCGACCCTCCTCCCTGGAGGTCCGTCATTCTGTTAGGGCTCCCAGATCCCTAACCTGCTCCATTAGGCAACCTAGGCACCCTCAGACTCACCCGACTCACCCGCCAGCGCAGTCGCTCGACCCAGGGCGACCGGAGGTATCCGTTAGGCCCGCCTAGGACGCCTAGATCAACGTCGTTAGGGGACCGTTCGCTCGGCCCAGGTGGACCCTGTGGGGGAGCTGAGTCGAGTGAAGTCTGAAGTCTAAGAAGAAGAAGAAGAGAGTTTCCGCTCTTTGGAGCTCGCTAGCCCTGGGCTTTCCGGACTCCAATGGACTCACTGGGTTGCCTTTCTTCAAAGTCGCGCTGAGTCGCCAACTCGGACCTCAGGCTTCCGTTAGCCCTAACGAACCCCCAATAGACTCAGCTGGACTCAGCGCGACTTCACTCCCTCCAGCGGTCCTGAGTCGCGCCCGCCCCGCCCCGCGGCCCGGCCGCCAGACCCGAACGCCCGGCCGCCCGGGGCCGCCTTCCCGCGCCCCGCGGCCCGTCCGCCCGCGTCTCCCCTCCCTGGCCCGGGGCCGCCCGCCCCGCCGCGTACCCTAATGGACCACGAACGGGCGACCCGCCCCGAAGGGTAAGTCGTCCGTTAGGCAGTCCGCTATTCGGTTCGCGGTTCGTTAGGTCAGGCGACGAGGCGCAGGTCCGGGGCCGACCAAGCGCCCGGCCGCCCGCCCGGCGGCCCGTCGCCCGCCAGCCGTAGCTCCGGCCGCCCGCCCCGCGCCCTCGCCCGCTCGGCGGCCGCCCCGCCGCGGAAGGCCGGGGCCGCCCGCCCCGCCGCGCCCGGTCTGCGGCCAAGGCCCGCGGCCCGCAGCCACTCGTGGATCTCCCCGAAGCTCACCTCGTCGTGCTTTCTCACAGAACCTCCTTCGACTCCACGAGCTCCACCAGCCTCATCCGGCAGACGCTCGGGGCAGCCTTCTCCATCACCTTCACGATCTTCACCCGACCGCTCTTCTCCAGCAGGTCTTCGAAGTCCCAGTTCAGGAAGTGGGTGGAGAGGGTCCACCTGCGCCCGCTCTCCGGGGCGGCCGCCCAACCGCCCCGAGGCCCGGGGCCGCGCAGCGCCCCGACCAGGGCGCTCAGCGGGACCGCCGCGGGGTTCTCCCGCGGGCCGCGCCCGGCCGACCGCCGCACGATCGACTCCACGTCCTCCACCAGCTTAGCCGCAGTCACCTGGTCCATCGCTTCGCTCCTTCGCTCGGGGTTCGCTAGGTCCAACGGTCGTTACATCGTCACCGGCTTCTTCATCTCGCGCACCAGGGCGAAAGCGCCCAGGCTCACCGCTCCGCCCAGCAGCACCAGGCCCGCCACCGGGGCGGCCGCCGCCAGCATCCCTCCAACAACCGCAACGCACAGAATCGCTCGTCCCATTGGTCGTCCTTTCGCTTCCGGGGCCGCACCACGCGGCCCGTCACAGGAAGTATCGGTTACGCCCCGCCCGCGCACAAGGCCGCGGGGCAACTTTCCGCCGCCCGGCCCTCCACCGCCTCCAACCGCGCCCGGGCCGCCGCGGGGTCGCTGGGCCGCCCGCCCTTGCGCCCGCCGCGGCCCGCGGCCCGCCTAGAAGGGCCGCCCTTCCGCCGCGGCCCGCCTTCGGCCGCCCGCCCTTGCGCCCGCCCGGGTTCGGTACGGGCCGTAGGCCGTCCCCTCGCGCTCCTCGGGGAACCGATAGAACCAGCCGGTCCCGCTCGGCCCGCCCCGCTCGTGCCAGACCACCAGGTCCACGCGGCGGCCGTGGATCCACGGGCTCGCGGGATCTCTGCCAGCGTTCAGCGCGTCCAACGCTTTCCGCGAAGCGCCCCGCTCGTGTTGGTCG